TGGAGGTTCCAACTATGGATGACCGTCAAGAGATTGACCTAAAAAGTAGCGTTCCAGTGAAACGTCAATATGTACAAGTATAATATGTACATAAGTGCCCAGTATACCTTATCAAGGAAGTGGTAGACATTAGCTAGTATTTGGAAGAAAATGGCTGGATCATGCATCTAGTGAGATGAACAAGGAAACGATAGAGAAGAGGTTCAAGATGGAGAAGGTCAAGCAAGATAGCAAGGCCGCAAGGCTGAAAAGGATGGTGATGTTCAGAAGAGAGATACTCCCCTCCCTCGACGCTTACGGTGTTAGAGCCTTCAATCGTTCCACCATGTTCAAGTTCGTTGACGATAGGTGGGGGGAGATAGACGTTTACCCGATGGCAGACAAACTGTTCGTGATAGAGGACCACGAGTGGGTGAGGGGGGCTAGGAAATGGATAATTAAAAATATATTCTTGGAATGATAGAAATAGAAGGACCTTTCGGGAGTGGGTTGGTAATACCTCCCCTCCCCGTGTTAACAGAAAAATTAAAATAACTATGGCAACGGGAGAAGAAGTGATAAACTACCTGTACGGTGCTTACATCAGGCACCTTGAGAGGGAGAGGTTAAAAACGAAAATCCAGATTGATAACGAGAGGTTGTGCAACATGATAACTTGCTGTCCAAGACCCTCCGACCCCATCGAGGCTTTCTTCGAGGACAGGGATAGATTTTATAGCTGTAAACAACATCCAAGTATTGACAGGGAAGAGCTTGATGTTGACGATTAAATTATTATATTTGCATTGTCTTTGCTTTGAATTATAGTAAGTGAATTGTCCCCCTCGTGCCACCGGTATTGGAGGGGGAAATTTTAAAGGTTTTCATGTAGGATTAATAATAGTTGCTTGTTGGGGTGGGGTTTTGGTTATTTTCCCCACCTCTTCTATTTCAAGGTTATTATGGAAAATTACGACGTTTACACCAGCACCACCAACAGGGAATACAAGAAACAGGCCGAGAAAGCCATGAAGATGTATTACGACACTTTCGATGAAATAGAAACCGTGAGGGTATCCCCACGGCTTCAATATGTAAAGAAACGGCTTAAACGGGAAAAATCATCAAACGGTAGCCGTGGTAACGGTGATGGTAAGCGTTGAGTTATCAGACAACGTGCATTTCCCACCGGTGATCTTGCCGGAAGAATCGGCGGTGAGGCTGATTGCCTTAACGGATTTACCGTCAGCTCCTTTCGCCCCGGCAGCGCCAGTAGCACCTTTCGCACCGGCTGGACCTTGAGGACCGGCAGGACCCGTGTCCCCCTTCTCCCCCTTCGCCCCGGTGGCTCCCTTGTCACCCTTCTGCCCCTTCAACTCTCCAGACTCCAATTTTTGCTGGAAACTTTTACCGTCATCGAAAATAACGGAGGAGGCGGGGACGGAGTAAACGAACGTCTCTTCCTCGGTCAGGTAACAAGCCTGCGTTACCTCCGTGCCGGAAACGATGTCAACGAATATGTCACCACTCCCCGGGATCACGAATTCCAGTAAAACGTCAGTACGATCTGGAGTCACCTTCTTGTACAACACCGGATCGTAATTCTTGGGATAAAAATATATCATCACGTCAGAGTTATCCACCCTATCAAGGAAGACGTGAACCTTCCCGCTAGCCTGGAACGAGACCTTGTACTTCTTGTCGTCGGTCTCCTTGAATTTTAAAACGTTTGTTGCCATATAATACATGTATTTAATTGTACACCAAATATATGAAATTTTAATGACAATAGAAAACCCCACCCCGGTGAATGGGGAGGGGAAATCTACATGTCTAAAAAGAAATTAATCAAAAAGTACGAAAACAAACAATGAAGTTATTGATTATCAGTTAGTTATCAAAACGGTAGCCCGTCGTCCTCTGGATCGGGGAAGTTATTCACACCCACCTGCTGTTGAACCGGCCGTGGTTGGGATTGGGGGGTGGAAGGTTGCTGGCTGAACTCATGTCTCGCTTGAGAGAACTGCCCCTGGTCTTGCAGGTAGGCGGGGTTCTTGCCAACGATCTTGACGTTCCAACCGGTACACGACGTGAAGTAACGAACGACACCGTCTTTCTCCCACCGTCTCGATTCAACGTCGAATCCAACCTCCACGGTGTCACCTATATTTAATTGCACGAGGGAGTCGATACGGTCGTTCAGGAACTGGATGACAACGTCATGGTCCCACCGCCCGTCGTTCCACGTGAATAATACCTCTTGTTTTCTCAATTTCTCGCTCACCTGTTGTGGCTGGAAGATGTCTTTAACTTTAAATTCTTTATTCATATCAGTCAGATTTTTTGTTTCGACAAAAATAGGAAAAAACTTTGACGTTTACAACTATTTTTTATATATTTGTTCCGTTAAATATTAAATTTTTATCGACATGGGAATTGAAATAGAAGAACTGGCGTTACTGATGTCCATACCCGAGGTGAGGGAGGCCACGGACGCCGAGAAGATAGACGACATCAACATAAGGAGGTTGTCTAGCCTGATGAAGAAGAGTGACGACGTGTTCCTCGGGGGAATGTTGAAGGACGAGAAGGTGAGCGGTAGCGTCGTCCTGGTGTTGTGGGTGGCGAAACAGGAGATAGAGGAATACATGATAGACAACAAGGTGGAGATGAAGAGCGACGAAGAGGTTAAATCGTTGTTCGCCAGTCAATTCACGGACGGTCACCGTTTGAGGATGGTGTTAAGGAACCTGGCTTCCGGCAACACCCTCCCCCTGGCTCACTTGTACCTCAGGCAGGTCCTGTCAAAGTACGATGACTGGAACCTTGACGCCATATTCAAGAGGTATCACGATCTAGTGGAATCTAAAACCGATAGTCAGTTACTTAATTACTTAAAATAGAATGATATGGCGATAAGACTTGGAAGACCGACCGTTTACCAGCAGGATAGCGCTTTCGATTGCTACGCCCCCCGTCATCGTTACAGGATGCAGGATAACGGGAAAATGTACAAGTACGTCTGGAAGAGGGACCTCGGGAACGTCCTTCAAGGGACGATCATAGGTTGCACGATGGGGAAGTACAAGTACCTGATAGACGAGTGCATGAGAAGGCAGTTCAAGATGAACGACAAGCAACTGGGGTTGATTTACTACCTGGTGTGCCTGAACAGGGTGGTATCCATCGACGATTTCAGGGAACTACCGTACATGTACGGGAGAGACCTGTCAAAGAAGACCGTTAAATGGTTCGTGGCTAACGGGCTGATGACCATGTTCGGTGGCGGGGGTGGATCGAGACACCTCAAGAAGACCTACGAGCTGACGGTGAAGTGCCGGAACATCTACCGGAAATACATGCACTACTGCATGTTAATAGAGAAGATGCCCACTTTCTCGAACGACATGGGGGAGGACTGGATGAAGTCCATACCAGCTAACCAGAGACGAGGCATGAAGACTTACGTGAACTGGGCGGCGTCCGTGAAGAGATTTAACAAGGAGGTGGACGAGAACATGGCCAGGCTCAAGGCGGAAGTTGAACTTGAAAAGAAGGAAGGAGGGGAGGTATGATAGCTTACTTGACACTGGCGATAGCGGTTTGCACCCTCGTTCTGGTCCTGTTCATGTCATTTGACGTGTTAAGGAACAGGTCAGTCGTTGACAAGACGAGGGAGGACATGGAGATGATAAAGAAGAACATCAAGGAGTTGAATCATCCAGTGGCGTACACGGTGGAGAACTACGTTATCATACCAAGAAGTCACCTTGAAGAGTATAACAAATCCATCGTGGGAGTATCCATACAAGCCAATGGAATCCAGTTCTCCGGCAACGGGAAGGATTTCGAGGAAGTACCCTCCATCACCCACGTGAAGGTGGGAGGGGAGATAATAAGCAGGAAAGAGGAAAAGTATTACTAACTATTTAATATTCAAGGCAATGATAAAAGCGACTATTGAAATTGACAACGGCACTCACGTGGTGCTATTACAGGATGAAGAGGGTAACAAGATGGTAACGTCCGTCCTCCCCCTCCTCGACATGATAAAGTCAGGGAAGGATATACTGGTGGAAGGGGATAACGTGGTGGCGGGGAAGGTTAAAGATTACATCATCAACCTTAAAGAGAACCTGGATATACTGGAAGACATCAAGGAGATGGTGGGGAAGGAGCCGGAAACGGTGATACCGGTTAACTTCATGAATAAAGCTACACTGGAAGGACACGTTTTAAAGTTAGATTGCAATTCCGTGTCCCACACCCCTACAATCGACAAGTATTTCAACGAGAGAGTTAACTCGTCATATTTTTACAACAAGATGTATTTCAACCCTTCTAGTGACGTTATTGACAAGATGAACGAGGCGAATGAACCCATGTTAAAGCTGAAAAGTAATAACGGGATGATCAATCACTTCTTGAAGTGCGACTTCATGACGGTTAACGAGAATATCGACACGTACTACTTCTTCTATAAAGATAAAGTGGTGGCAACTTGTAGCATGAAATCTTACGATGACATGGCAATAGCGATCACACCGAGGGAGTGGGTTACTGGAATTAACTACGTGATAGATGGAGAGTTATCAATGGTTGCACTCAAGTATAACGGGTGTTTCAGGTTATCGTGCTTCAAGAACGGTAATAGCGTTTACATGCACCATGACGGTAGCGTCATGAAGGGTGATCTTGAAGACAAGAAATGGATAAGAATTAACTTGCCGTTGTACAAGTTCGACAACGACGAGGTGGATTACTCCTTTTTCATGGTGGACATCCCGGGAGAGACGATAGAAGGGACCATGATGGCTGACATCATACCAACCGTGTTTGACAAGTTAAGCAAGGTGAATCCTGACATTTTGGTAGAGTACTACAAGAAAACGATAAATCACCCCCTCTCCACTAACGAGTGCATCCTTGAATTATACATTGAAAAATAACAGTCATGAAAGCGAAAGTATACGATAGCGGCAGTATCAAGACGGTACTAGTACAAGACGATAACGGTGACAAGTTCATCACCGGGCTGGAAGAATTACTCGACATGCTAGACGGCGACCTGGAATGGGAGATAGAAACCACGAATAGCAAGCCGTTAATGACGAAACTTTACAAGTATAACAAGCTCATGAGAGAGGTGGGGGAGATAAGAAGGGAGATAGAGAGCTATAACAACAGCAAGGTGTTTCCCGTGAACGATATGTTTCAGGATTTAAAGATGGAATATGACAGGGAAGTTGTTGATAAATACTTGAAAAGTAACGAGTTACAACTTGGGAAAATAGAACCTTACACCAGCCTACCGATGCCGGGTATTACAAAATTCCCGGCATCCACTACAAGAGGGGAGGGGAAGGATTTCATAGGGGTGCATACCGGTTACGAGATAAAGCCTGCAAGTAAAGAGCAAGACTACACGGGGATGAGAGTGGAGATAGACGGTATAACCGGTACGGTGGAATACACGGACGTTTACGACGGGCTTGCGTTAAGGTTCATGGGAGAAGAGGCAGGATTCCTTGAACTCACCCCGGATGGCGTGAAAATGCCAAGGTTCGAGATCGACGACATCAGGATGTGGGTTTACATGAGACAACTGCAAGAGGGGACGTGGGACGTGTTCGACAGCAAGATAGGGTTAGGCGCTCAAGCTAGTACCCCTGGTGAAGCTATAAAACTGTACCTTGAAAAGCTGAAAGATAACAAGTTCGTGGGGAGGGGGTACCTTAACCAGGTGGGTATAACGGGGGACACGAGGAAGATAGGAGAGTTTAATAAAAGCAAGAACATCATCAATATAGAGGTGGTTTTGAAGTATAACGACCTGTTGAAGGAGGAAGAGAGAGACATGACGTTAAGCGTTAACTGGATGACGTTGCACGGGAGGATGGGAAAGATCAACAGGAGCGAGGAGGGGGAATACCGTCTAGTGTTCGAGGATGAAGAGTACCACATGGTAATGCTCCCCACCCTCCACGGTAATTTCGTTCCACTGGCACGAATCGAACAAAAGGAAATGATGGTCATGGTAGTGAATGTATACTCTCCTGACGGGGAGAAATGGACAGCATCGGTGGACGACACGCCGTTCATCAAGGAAGGAGCATCCACCCCGAGTGAAGCGCTAACCGGGTTGTTCGAGTATATCAAGGACCACAAGATACCTGTTGAAGAGTTGAATAAACTCGGTATATACAGTAACACCAAAACGATAGGAAGTTACGCCAAGTACACGGTGATAAACGTGCAGGTGGCAGTCAGGTTTGAGGATATAGCGATTATAACGTCAATGGACGGGGTATCGGTCACACGAAAAGTACCCAATGTACCCAAGAAATCAATAGTCCGAGACTAGAGCATTTTATCAATCTATATTTAAACACCACCCCCTCCAACCCAACTGTAATTAACAATTAACAGTGACCAATTCAACAACAAGGGAAGGAGGGGGTTTCCTTTACCCCACCACAGTTAACATTATTTATAGTCAAAAATTTGTTTTTCTCGCACGTATATAATATATTATATATATACTATATATATTAAACCCCCTACCCCCCCCCGTACGTGTATTCATTTTTTCATTTTACCCCTCTTTTTTTTCGAGCGGGATGGGGTCTATAAACAGCGAGACCCCCTACCTGCACCAAGTAAAATGGCGTGGAACATTATACTTTTTAACAAAACGTTCCACGTGGAACATATCTATTTTTAGATACACGTTCCACGATAACACACCCCAATCAAACAGGTATACAATGGAGGAGGGGAGGGGTATTACATACACGAATGGAGGGGGAGGGGTATCAAAAATTACAATTATAATAGGTATAGAGCATTATACCCCCACCTCACCACTTCATTAATTCAATCCGAAACCTCCCCCACCCCTGTATCTTCATTTCCTTTTGTCGGGTGGGGGTAAAAGTTTTTACCTTTTCGTTTGGTGTTCCCCCACCCCCGTAAACTGGTTTTACTATTATCTTGGTGGGGGTGGGTTAAACTAATTTTAACAACGTTCCACGTGGAACATATCAAAATTTGAATCACGTTCCACGATAACTGAATTTCATACCTATATATATGGTATAACTAAAATTCATACCCCCAACCCCCGAAAAAGAAATCCATACCTTATATATATAGGTATAATAGATTGGTGGGGGTGGGGGTTTATACCTTATATATATAGTATACACCATCCCCGTGCGGTTAATAACAAGATTATTAGGTGGGGAGTGGGGATAATACACACCCCTCCCACCCGACCAACGTTTAATAATCACCCAATTCCCCCACCGCCATACGTTTATATTATACAATATATCCCACCCCCTCCCCGATCTACGTCTATACCCCAACCCCCGAAATATATTCGGTACTTCATCCCTCCCCCTTTCACTTCATCAGTCATTCTATAACTTTTAGTTATACCCTTTCTACTATATCTATAACTACTAGTTATAGCATGGTGGGTGTGAGGTGGTGCGCAACGCTATTGCGTGGTGAATTCGTTAATATATCGAGCATAACGATGTTGTTATTCTTCACGTGTATTATATACCCCTCCCTCCCGATCGTGTCTCTATCGTCTTCTATTAACGTTCTATCTATATATAGTCACTCTCTTTCGATTCTGGTGGGGGTGATCTGTTCTTGTTGTCTATATCACTCCCCTCCCACCCCTTTTCACCTGTTTCCAGTATCGTACCCCTTCCTTGTCGTGTGCCTTTCCCGGGAATTCCTGTTAAATTCTTAACATGATGTTATATTCTAGTGTTAAAAGTTAAACTACAACTTATAGTTTTACCCCTGTTTTCGGGGTATAGATTTATATTTTACAAACTTTAACATAGTTATATCCTGTTGATTTATATATAGTTACACGTCATTATTTACTTTTGCTTACACTTTTATCGTTGAATAGTTTGGAGTGTAACGTACTTTTGCGTACATTTGTATCAACAAAACAGCGAGAGAGTTCTTATCACGGTTGAGGCATCAAGGTTCTAACAGGACAACATCTATATAGATGGTGAAACGGTGGACACGGTTAGAACCCATGGTGAACAGGTTACCGGGTCGGTGGTATATATAGAGACTGAGACTACCACCCCCACCCGGGTCAATAACGCTAGTATCCCGCTCCTCTTCATTTCTCTCTAGTTCTTTGCTTGTTGAAGGTCGTTAAGCGTGAATCCATGATGATGAATCATTATATTGACCTGTATATATTTACTTGTTGGGTAGGATAACACACGGCCGGGTAACCAAGCCCGGGGCAAACGGGTTGATTGATCAGTCATTGACTAACAACCACGTGTCAAAACGGTGTAAAGCGTTATATAATAACGTGTTACACACGGTACGTTTAAATCAGCGGTTAGGGGGTGACGGTGACGGATGCTATAACGTTACAAACTGCGTCCCGTGGCGGGGATGATCCACCCCACCCCCGACCGCTAGAGATCAATTTACACTATCAACATTCGAGGGGCATGGATGCCTTGACGGGGTTCGATTCCCCCACCCTTGACCATTAACATTTAAACTTGAATACCATGAAATACTTGATCACTTCTTTAATAATTACCGCTATCTCGGCTTGGGTGGTGGCAATATCCCCCTCCCCCGTCCATGATTCAACCGACATCGTGGCCTCCATGCGTGACAACGTGTACGAATCAATCACCCTCAAGCTGGGGGACGGGTGTACGGTTGACGAGATAGCAAGGGAGTACAACGCTAACAGGTCGTTCTATGACAACTTGAAAGATAACGAGGTTCAAACCTTTCGATAGGATACTAGTTAGAGATGATGAACGGGACTACTGGCGACCCGAATACTTCTCGTGTAAGTATGAAGACGGTGATATATGTTGTTGCGGGGGTGTTAGATGGAAAACCGCAATACCGTACGAGGGCAACGAGCATCTAGCGATGACAACCATATCACCGAAAGAATGTTAAACACTTGAAAAATAGATACCATGAAAACGAACGAGCAAATTTTTGAAGACATCAAGAAACAAGGGTACATTACCGAACAACAAATTAGGTTACTGAAAACCAGGGGAAACCAACAGAACAAGGACGTGTTTGACTACACGCTACTAGATACCGAGCAATTCGGGTACGGTATACCCCTCACCCCCGAGCAGAACGAGAAGGGGTTAGCCTTCCTTCGTGACAAGGCTTACACCCCGAGAGGGAACCTTAGAAAAAACTGCCCTTTCAGGCATCGTGAATTGAACATCATCGATACCGAGACTGAATTCACTTTCCTCGGGTTCTATGATGCCGGACGAAGGGATCATGTAAACCTGTTGCCGTTGTACGGTATCGGGGGGATGGAGTATTATTATGACGGTGAAATCCATGTAATCGGGTGATCATGGAAAAGACTAGAGTAGTGTTTAGAACCGGGAGAAAGCTAGGAATAACCATAGCTATATTCCCGGATACCATAGACGGGGACGAGATACTAGCGTACGACAAACACCATTACATGGCTAGCAAAAGTAGTATCATGAAACACACCCGACCCCGCCACGGTGGACGAGTGGGAGGACTTGTTATTCGAGTTGAAACATCATTGCAAGTACGAGTTTTTATCTATAAGGAAAAGATGCGTTAAAAGGAAACAACATGGAAACTAGAGAATATACCGCACGGAAAATTAAATCCGCCTTCAACAAGATAGAGAAGAGCGGGAAAAGGGTAACGATTACCACTATCGGCAAGCTACTGGGACACCCCCTCACCGATGACGAGAAACGTCTTGTCGAGATAGAGAGAAAACACCGGAAATGGAAAGAACAAGCGAGAGAAGAGAGGAAGGAACTTGTCCCCGTTGAAATAAAGATAGAGATAAGGTGGGTAAGAAGTAAAACGTGGGGGAACAATCCTAACGGCACGGCTAGAGTGATAGAGGAAAACGGCAACATCAAGTACTTCTCTTACAGGTGTAGCGGGTGCGGGTACGACAAGCGCACGGAATGCGTGGCCGGGTTACTGGATCAATGCACGAGGGGTTTGATGTGGAGAAGTAAATCCACGATAGGATTCCGAAGGCAAAAGGACGTGTTTGTATCGTGGGAGAGATCGGGACTTGAACGAATATTCGACCAGTTCAAGAAGTGGGGGTACAAGGTCGAACACTCCGACCTGGAAAGGTACGATTTGATTTACATTTACAAAAACATTAAAAAGAAATAACATGAAAGACAAGTATTTAAAACCGTTCAGCGTTGAAATGTACAATGAAATTGAATCAAATCCAGATTTTAAGGATTGTCAACGGAAAGAACGAGGAGGTTATTATAGTTGACACCAACGTCTCGATACACGGGGAGCCAGGACACATTTTATACTGGATAGACGGGAATTATTTCATCGTGGATAGAAACGGCAAACACGCCGAAAGTACAACCTCATGCGACTTGTACATCAGAACCCCTTCCCCTTACAAGCCAGCTACTGACAAAGACGTGATTGACAAGCTGGAAAACGTGAAGGAAATCATGGACCAAATAGCGGAAGGGATGATTTACGGTATAGATATTCAAATAAATAGAAATCCAGAAGGTGATATAATGATTAAAATGACTACGTTGAGAAAACCGGGGAAGAACACGATTAATATAGAAGATGTTGTACAGTTAAAAAACATGATATATCAATGAGAAGAAGATTCTACATCACCCCCTCCCGCCTCGATAACATGACCGTGAGAAAGAACGGGAAGGTAAAACAAGAACGTTGAAGGGAGGGGAGCTGTACACCGGGATAGAGGCTATAAAATACAACATCCTTCACCTCCTATCACCCGTTGACATTGAGATCGAGGACACTTTTACAATGAATGGAAGAAGGTACAAGAAACTAATTTAAAAACATAACATCATGAGACACAAGAAATTATCACAACAAGACATCAAGAATATCCGGGAAAGATTACTGGGACCACTTCACGATAAAATAGAAGACATCAAGAAACAGATCGGTGAAAGGATGGTTAAAATCATTGATAGCGAAACACCGAAAGAATTGTTACCGTTCGTGAAAGAGAATAGTAGTTTCGTGAAAACGACAAGGTATATCTACATCTGGGATCTTGATCACAGCGACAAGTACATCACCCTTGACGAGTTCGTGTCCGATAACGAAACGGTGATAGACCAGGCGGCCATGAAATGCGAGGACATGGTGAACCAAATAAAGAGCGTGGGACAAGACATCAAACAGATGACGAACAAGATAAATTGCACCCTGAACACGATAGGAACAACAAGAAAACTACAACAAGAATGGCCGGAGGCTTACAACTTGTACCTTGAATCCATTAACATGGAGCCAGAAGAAAAGGAAAACGGGTGTGATCAAGTGGAAAGCCTGCGAGCCGAGCTATCACAACTTAAACCAACCGGGAATGATTGATTACGTCATGTTATTATCGAGATTGATCTCGTGGGGAGGACTCCTGTTCAGTGCCGGGTTCTGGATCGCCTGCGAGAACGAGGGGGAAATGATCCTGGGTTTCATGGGAACCGTGGCGTTTCTCACCCTCACCATTAGACTACACCCCCAACCCTTTTATCGTTTTCTAAGATGGATAGGATTAAGAGAAGACAAGTTCGACAAGTGACACCCGTCATGGAGGCTGACATCATGGCGTTGCTATCCGTTGGCATGGACAAGAAGATCGTCGCCAGCGTGTTCAACGTGTCACTTAGAACGGTTTACAAGATACAAGAGAAAGATAATGGAAATTAACGTTGACAACCTCATGAAGGAACTCCGGCTCGTGGAGGGGAGCCAGAAGATGATAGCCGTGGCCTTGAAAATGGAGGAAGTACCCCTCCCCGTGATCGAGAAGACAACAGGATTCGACAAGAAGACAGTTTACAGGCTCTACAATCAATTATCTTCCCACGTCACTAGTAAACTATCGATCGAGGTAAAAAGAGCCGTTCTATACGCCTCTATCAAGTTCAAGGTTTACAAGTGTCTCGGGGTGGTGGTGATCACGATGGAGGACGAGATACCCCCCACCAAGTTCCGTATGTTCCCTCCCACCCGCAAGCCTGAAGACATTCGTTCATTCATGGACAGGGGGATGTACGAGAGGGTGAGGCTAGAGGACACGGTGTACGGGAACAAGACTTTCAGTCAACTATTAAGCGAGTAAATTAAACACGGCAACTATATAGTAAATTACATTTTTTTTATGGTATACACTGTAAGAGGTAACATAACGCAACTCATGGAGCTGCAATCATTACTGGACGCTCACGGTTACAAGAACACTTCAACCATCAAGAAAAAATTAACGGTTGGTTGCAAGGCTAGATGTATTCACGTGAGCATGGACTTGAAAAAATACAAGACTACAACAGAACTAGTGCAACCCAGCCTCACCTTCGAGGTGTTCATGGAAACGCACGGGAGGAAGTTAAGGAATGACGAGGCACTCTGTAACGAGATCATGAAAGAGGTGTTCGACTTCGGTTGTCTCATGAAGGGAGACAAGGAGAGGGTGACGAGATGCATGATAGAATTTCACAAGCGTAAACTGCAAACTTATGGAGACACAGAAGTTTATAGTAACGAGTAACAAGAACAATTACTTGCACGCCTACCACACCGAGTACGGGGTAGGGGATGATGACCAGAGAGAGATAGCGAAGAGAGCTATCGAGAGTTGCAAGCCTCCACTCCTAGACTTGAAATTAGAAGAAGTACCTAGGGTCCCGGGTCAATCAACTTTCGTGTACACGATAGAGTTAACGTATGCCGAACTAGTAGACTTGTGTTTCACGTCTCGAATAGAGATGTACTTTGATATTGATTTTGAATACCCTATAATAGAAATGCTATGAAAACGGTTACAATTCCATTCGATTTAGAACTAGCGAAAAAGATCCAGAACGGGGAAGTGGAGGGGAGGATAGTAAACGGTGAGGGAACCGAGTACGAAATAGTTAAGTGGGATGCCAAGGGTGATTATCCACTGATAGGAGTTTACTTTAATAAGTCAATTGATACCACGATGGCACGTTCATTCAACGAGCAAGGGACGTATAATAAAGTGATGGGAACTGTTTTGGATTTACAACTGGAAGTCCCCGAATACTTGACTTGGAAGGAGGGGGATTACTTGACCATTCATTATGACGGATACCCACACACATATATATTCATATACAAGTCATTTACAGCCAATGTTAGCAACCCCATAAAATACCATGCATTATTCAACGTGGAAAATAATTGTTTAAAAATAGAGAGTGAAACGATCTCAGAAGGTGATATTTTACCCTCCACCCCCTCCGAGATAGAACTGATGCACGAGTTGTTACTAGAAAATGGGAAGAGGTGGAACCCGGAAACGAAACGAGTTGAGGACGTGAAGAAAGAGCCGGAACACGAGCTTAAACCACTTGACTTGATACTAGTACGATGTAATTGCTGGGAATTATGCCAATATGCCTTTGTTAAAGATGGATACGTTCATACCGTGGGCAGTTTAGCATTTAGCGAATGGATTCCCTACAAGGGTAACGAGCATCTACTAGGAACAACTAACAACCCGGAAGAGCATGAGGACTAGGATCAAGAATAAACAAATGAAAAGGCAGTTGTACGAGTGGCACGTTGCCATGCTACGACTTTACGGGGCGGGGGACCAGATCAAGTCCTACCGGAAGTGGTTGAAAAGTGTATCGACGATCACGGTTACGGACAACCAAAATCGAAAGACCTAAGAAGGTATCATGTAGAAGTGTTCGGGGTGGATGGAATACATGATGTTAACGACACGAAGGATTTCCCCCCCCATCGAGGACGCTATAAAGTATGCCCTTGAGGGGGCTTGTTTAATTAAACAACCAAGAAAATGACTAGTGTATTAAAGATAGTATTCGGGATCATGATCTCATTCTCGTTGATGTGCGGTCTAGCCTCCCATTCATGGGAATACGAATGTTATATAGTACAACTGCCCATCCAGTACAATAGAGTATCAATTGATAACACTGAATACCACAATAAAGTAGCATGGATAAATCACGATTCCATCGCTGACTTGATCACCAGGGAAAAAGGGAAGTGGGGGTACGAGCTAGTTGCCGTCACCCCCATCACCGGATGCCTGTCAGGTTACAAGATAGGCACGAACGCACCTGTAACACAACAATTATTGTATCACTTTAAAAGAAGAAAATAATGTTCACAACCCCCTGTTTCATAAGAAAAAACACTCCCGAGCTAAGGAAACGCTTATCAGATTTAGGATACAGGCAATGCCTTTATTCAGAAGATGATGGATGTATTGTTACTGAATCCAATATATTCACATCTATAAATGATGAAGATTTTGACAATAAAGAGCCAATGCCCACGTGGAACAAGTCTGGGAGAATAGATTGTGGAGACAACGAAGAGTTATTCTTGGCGTTGGCAGCGTTGAGAGATGATTCAGATTATATGCAATATTTCACGAATGGAACCGACTTCATCAAGTGTGAAAGAAAAAAATGGCTAGATGTTTTACGTGCCGTGTTCGGGGATAGGAACGAGTACATGGATGAACTAGGAAAGTATCACAAGGCCACCCCCACCGAAATAATCGCTCACTTTAAACAGAAAGAATAATGGAAGAATATATTTGGTCTCAAATAATCAACTTGACTACTCAAAAGATAAACGAGGGACAAGTTTTAATAACTAATGATTGGAATACTCTTAACACTAAATAATCATGGCCGTGATCGAATTAAACAAGATAGCCGAGTACGCTTGGAGTAACGACTACCTGTTACTCAAGAAGTTACTTGACGATGGATGGGTAGGGATCATCGCCAGGACCCATTTCAGCGTTGATTCATCGTACAAGTTATCGTTACGTGGATGGTACGAGTACAGGGTGGGGGGGATGCCGATAACGGCGAGTAACCTCGAACTGTCAGACCCCTCTCTCTCGATAAAAGAAAACTTCGTCAAGATATGCGAGGAAAATAAAGTTGAATTTTTAATACCTGATAATTATGAAAAAGATGACCGTTAAAGAAGTGATTGATAAACTCGCGAACACGAAAATTTACACGAGGGGGAGGGGTGTAGAAGTGATCAATAAAATATACCCTCTCCTCTCGAAATTGGAATTCAAGGTAAAAGAATACGATCAATTCCCGTTCTTCGAGTTAATTAAAGAAGAAGGTGATTCATCAATGTTGCGTTTAAAACCGTATTATAGTATGCACTTGTTTTCTACTTGCGAGTTCAAGGAGATGACACCGGAAGAGATACTAGACATTGAATTCGAGGACAAGAAAGAGGATAACCCGAACTTTGAAACGATAGAGATGCCGTTCAGGGTGGGGGATAAAGTGTCATTCTTGCTAGACAATCGTGTACATGAAGATGTTATCCAGAATATAAACATAGACGTGAAGTTTTTATCAGATGGGAAACGTGATGTTAAATACTGGTTTCTCACCGATACTAAAACCTTGTTAGAAGGAGAATTGTTCCATACCACGGAAGAGCTTTTAAACGATTTGAAAAACAAAACAATAATAACAAGATAGCCATGCTTAACATCAAGATTTTAAAGAACATACCATCCAACCTGCACGTTGGTATATACCGTAACGGGATGGTAAGTATTTACAAGGACACGATGGATTACTTCCCCGGTCGTGACGGCATCACCATCGGGATGGGAGATGACGGGAGACTTTATTTCAAATTCACCGTGAAAGATAATGATTCTTTCAAGATAAACAAGAGCAAGTCAGGATCATATTACGTGAACACTTCCAGGCTGTTCTCCATGAATAATATCGACAAGAAAGAGTACGTGGGTAGATACAGGCTGAATCCAGTAGAAGAACCGAAATACAAGGGATTCTACGCCCTTGAATGGGTAGCCGATCCCACCATCAAGAAGAAAGACACGGGGGAATTCGAGAAAGAAGTTGAAAAAGCGGTGGGGGAGGACGAAAAAGACTTGCAACGAAAGTTGGAATTTAAAGATTAAGTCGTATATTTGCACTGTTACTAGACCAAACCCAATAGAGTAACGATGACATGAGAAACTTTTTTCCTACTAACCATATAGTAGAAAATCCCGGTACTTGATGAGGGTTTGGTTCAAGGCCGGGTTTTTTAATGCCCGGCAAGGAGGGAAGTAGCGAGGGTTATTTTGGAACCACCCCTCCCCCGGGCAATCACTCTTGATCACTCAAGCCGGCCCAAAAGTTCCAACTGACGGTGATGATCCTAGGGAAATCCAGGCAATGCCGGACGACGACAACCTGGTCACTGCATGGTCGAGAGACTATTATACTAACCTCCCTTTCACGGTAGGGTCGGGATCAAGCCACGATGATCTTTAGTGATAAGATTCATCATAACCATGCTGGTACTCGTTCTTCCCTTCCTGCATCTCCTCCTACCATCTATACTATTATAGTTATGGTAGTACTAAACTATATATAGTATATACAATATAACTATTATAGTATATATAGTTAGAGGTCATGTTAAGGTTCTAGGGGTTGGTGGGGGTATATGCACGGTAAAGAATCGCTATGTTCTTTGAGGTTGTAAATAAAAGTACTAACTTTGATCGAAAGTTAAACTCATATTTCATTTTTGTATTATAGCTTTTAAGTCGTTTCCGGCGTTGTCGTGAGACACCTGGAGGATGAGCCGAAGGCAGGGGACATTATATTTGCATCTGTGTCATAAATTTATGTTTGTTTATAACTCTTTAGTTCAATGTCCCTCCCCCGTTCGTTCGGGGGTCATCCACTCCTTTAAGTAGGACGCATGGTATCAAATTTTGAGTGTTGAGGGGAGGGGTGACATCCTCCCCACTTTTGGACGGGTGGCGGAATTGGTAGACGCTAGGTTTTAAAGAGGTTCACGATAAAGCGGGAGGTACGATTAACATTCCTCCCGGCCTTAACCTCAACTTGCGAAAGTCGGGAGATAAATAGAAATCAAGGTGAAAGTCCATTCTTCCATATCGAGCAAAATCGTGAGGGTTCGAATCCCTCCCCGTCCACGATTTCATTCTGACAACTCCCCACCCCTCGTGCTTGTAACACGTACTTTCACGGTACATGTTACCGGGGTGGGGGAATTTTATAGATAAAATTTGATTATATGATATTTGTTATTATATTTGTATCGCTAACATATACATATAATTGAGAGTAGGGTACTATTGCTCATGGAATGGGCTTTTTTTATGCCTTATATAAAGATATTCGGTTGTCTATACGTAGGTTTTACTATTCTCGTAGTATGTATATCTGTTAGCAGCGTATATGACAACCGCTTTTTTGTTGTCTTTAACTTTAAATGCTAACAGCATGGAAAATTTGACTGTTTTCAAGTACAATGAAAATGAGATCACGTTTCAAGACGGAGATCATGTTATGGTAAATGCTACCGAAATGGCTAAATCTTTTGGAAAACAACCATCAGATTGGACAAGAACTAAATCATCTCAAGAGTTTATCGATTCATTATCAGCCGTTCGGAATATTCCCCGAACGGATTTAATCCAGGTTTCACAAGGTGGAGCAAATCAACAAGGGACATGGTTCCATGAGGATGTAGCGATAGAATTTGCAAGGTGGCTCTCTCCATCGTTCGCTATATGGTGTAATGATAGAATCAAGGAGCTATTAAGGCATGGCATGACGGCCACCCAACCCACCATAGACGCCATGATAGATAACCCGGACCTGTTGATAAAGCTGGCAACACAACTCAAGGACGAGAGGGCCAAGGCTGAAAGGTTGCGTGTTATAGCTGAACTGCAAGAGAAGGAGATAAAAGAGGCCGCCCCCAAGGTCGAGTATTTCGACAAGGCGATGTCATCGAAGAGTTCATACACCACCACCCAGGTGGCGCAGGAGTTCGGTCTATCGGCCAAGACGTTAAACGCTAGACTGGCGAAGATGGGCGTTCAATACAGGCAGGGAGGGGCGTGAATACTGTACGCCAAGCACCAGGGTAACGGGTACACCCACACGATCTCCGTCCCGTACATGATGGCTAACGGGGAGCAGGGGACACAAATACAGACCCGGTGGACGGAGAAAGGTCGCAAGTTCCTGCACGACCTCATGGACGGGAAGTGAAAATTTCGTACATTTACATCAAGTTTAAACTTCTAAAATAATGATCATGAGAAAATTAATGTTCCGGGTGTGGGACTTGTCAACGAGTACCCTCCTACCCACCTCCGACGGGATAATGTTCTGGAACGTCAGCAACAAGAAATACGGCGTGACCAACTTCTTGATGGACCAGAGATACCTCGTCACCGTGCTGTGCCTTAGAAACGGTAACACGGACATCTACGGCCTCGACGTGGTTCTAGTATGGCCAAAGGATTACATCTCCCTGAAAGAAGCTAAAGAGAATAACGCCCCGATCAAGACCGTCCTGTGCGACCAGGATGGATTCGTGACCGTGGAGGGGGAGAAAATCCACGTTACAGAGCTGCATCATCATTACAACTTCTCCGGTGACGGTTTCGCCGCTAAAACAGACACGTACAAGGAGATGTTCTGGGATCAACTGTCAGAGTATGGCATTCATTAAGGTCCCGTTGATCGAGGAGAAACTAGACATTAACGTGAGGGTTTACAATCTAACCCTCACTTCTTTTCTAGCCGAGATCATGGAAAACTACATCGTGGAACTGGAAGATCACGTCAAGAAAAGCGGCCTTCACGTGAAGAAAAACAAGTTCCACTGCAACGAGCTGAAAAGAAACATCAGGATGTGGATAAACCACAGGTACATGGAGGTGGGGAGGGAGTACAGGGATTTCCTGACCACCCAGCTAGATGACCTGTACGATGACATGAGACACGATTACACGGTGTTCTTCTACTCCGTCAAGAGGTTCTTCGACAAGAGAATAGACGACTCGAACGAGACAACCACCCTCGCCCTCCTCGTGCTGATCATAAGCATGGCCTCCTACTTCCAGATCAAGGAAGAGGATTTCAGCAAGTACGTTAGCGAGCAATTCCAGTGTCACTACGTCATGAAAAGTAACTACATATCCAACATAGCGAGACACGCTACCATGTTCCTGAACTCGTTCAAGCATGACGACATAGAACTGGTAGTGGAGAACGAGCCTGATATACAGGCGTCTTGGGATATTCTCGATTACAAGCTATCCCACATAAAGATCAATCTTGTAGATGACGTTAAATAGTTCATAGTATTTATCTATATCATTCCACGTGTCAAGTAAAGTACGTATATTTGCATTATAATTAAAATAAATGGAAAACATGATTACAATATTCATCACTCTAGCCGTTGCCTTGCTGGTGTTCCTGTTTTTCGTGCTAAGGAGCGCTTACAGGAGTTCTCACGTCCCGGTGGGGAGCGTGTTGAAACGCAAGGGCATACTCTTCAAGGTGAAGAGGTACAACAAGTCAGATCACATCGACAAGTGCTTGAGGTGTGACATGAGATTCTTCCCCTCCATCTCGGGTTACAACGATCATTGTTGCGTGAAGGTACCGTTCTGTAACGCGTCAGAGAGACGTGACAAGGCTGACGTTTATTACGAGCTGGTAGGAAAGAACGGTGGTTTCTTTAGCAAGGAGGAAGATTGACATGGAACAGTTGATAATGACACCAAGACTCTTCAAGGAGTTCGGGATACACGTGTGTGACGACCAGATCATAAGCACTCACAGGGCCTGCCCTAAAAAGATAAGAGGCTTGCTCGACAAGACGCTGGTATTACAGGACGAGAGGGAGGTGTGGGCGATGAAGGACTACTTCGAGTCGGTGATCACCGGGGACGGTAGCCCGTGCAGGATGAAACGCCTCGCCAACGGGGACAAGTCAACGAACGAGCTACGGATACTGGAGAGGGCGAGATTCTGGAAATCAGTGCTGTTCAGGGGTGGGACAATCGTGAATGACGTGAACGCAAGTATGCCACTGGTATCTTACGTGAACGATTACAACGGCATAAAGGTGTGGTTCGAGGACACGCTGGACGTGTTCCCGTGCAATTACAAGGGCGTGCTGGCATCGTTGATACTTTACCTCACCAGTAACATCGATAGCACGTACTTCTCCCCCTCATTTCCCGACAAGTGTTCGGAATCTTGCTGGGGAGACCCCAGGTTCATCAACAAGACGAGGGCGCTGGTGCAACACCACCTGATCCGAAACTTCAAGTTGAGCCATCAAGTCAAGAAGTATCACGACTGGCGACATCAAGAGCTGTTCTACAACGGGTGGAACGCCGCCATGAAGGACCCGCAAGTGTTCTACATCGTGGCTGACTTGAGGCCGGAAAAGGACGGCATCGTCAACACTAGGGATTACAGGTTCGAGTGTACCGCCGAGAGACTTGGATTGTGCGAGGACCTCGCTAGAGAGGCTGCGATCGTGTACAACACGCTACTCTTGCAGGGGTGGGACCAAATTTCTCCCAACGAGACGTCTTGCACCAACTGCCCGTTAAAATGCAAGATTGCCAATGAGACAAAAAGAATATAAGAGGCCGGGAATAAGGAAACCGGAAACGCCACGATCGATGTCAACTTACAGCAAGTACCACCACACCATAGACCGAGAGATAGATGACGAGAACATCTGGTACATCGAGATCAACGGGAAGAAGGAACGAAGGATACCAGTCACGTTGTCATCGTGGGAGGAGATGAAGTTCAAGGCGAAAGAAGACCTTCACGCCGTGGTTCTCTTGAAGTTCGTTGGCAAGTCCGGCAGGCACGTTGAACGTTTTAAAGATTAAGCAAATGCAAACAGGAGGTTTAAGAAAAGGTTTAAAACTCAAGGTTGACAAGAAAACCGTGAGGAAAAGGTACAAGTGCATGTCCTTCCTAAGAAAACAAGGTTACAACGCCAGGGGGAGGAAGGTCCTGTTGAAAGAAGGGACCCCCACCCCGGAAGAACACAAGTGTCTCGCTTTCTTGATGGAACAGGGATACTGCATCATGTACGGGGAGATAAGCTAATGGAAGAGTTCGTTAGCGTTGAAGACGTCAAGAGGGTGTTCAAGGCGTTTTGTAGCAAGGAAATAAGCGGGTGCGGTTCAGAAGAGCAAGAGTGCGAGGACTGCATCTTCTACAAGAAATACGTCGAACTTTTAAACGAGAAGTCATGACGGAAGATTTACAAGAGTTAATTGACAAGCTAACATTCGGGTATTAACATGGAACAGAAAAGATCAAAAGTGACCAGCGTCGTCCAAGGACAAGACTGGGCAGGAAATCAAGGCGTGTTCCACACGTGGACCGTCCGTTTCGAGAACGGTGACGCGGGGGGTAACATGACGAGAAAAGGGAACGACTGCGCCTTCAAGGTTGGAGAGACGGTTGACTACACGATAGAACCGGGAAACAGGCCGGACAGCTTCAAGGTGAAGATCGTCCCGGCGGCTCCTTCATCCTTCGGTGGAGGTGGAGGGGGCGGGAAAGGAAAGGTGAACGAGGCTGGTATCAACGCCAACGTCGCCTTGAACAACGCCACCCTGTTATTCTGCAAGCTATGCGACACGCTGGGACAGGAATGGCTGAAAGCGGCGAAAGATCAACCGGAGAGAATCGTGATGATGTACGCCAGGGAGTTCTCTAACTTGTTGAACGAGTTAAGCGGGTTGAAATGATAAAGGAACTGGACGACAGGATAGAATTGCTGTACAAGGACGTGATGAAGCACCCGAAGGGCAACTTCAAGATGCTGTTCGATGACTTCAAGCAAGATGTCGGGGACATCATGTACGGCGAGAACGAGAAACAACCATCCATGCACGACAGGATGATGGACTTGCTCAACGCTTGTTGCCGTGCCTTCGGTGCCACCACGATGGATGCCATGGCGGGGGGGAGGGCTGAACTCCCCACCCTCCGTGCTATAACTGCCTTCATCAAGCTATCGGGCGACACTTACGACAACCGTCACCTCGCCTGCAAGATACTCGGGAAGACGAGGCAGTACTATTACCACGCCATAGACAAGTTCGAGTCGTTGATGTTATCGGACAAGACTTTCAGTGAAACCTATAAACGATTGAGCCATGATTTCGGAAGAGACGAGGAAACTGATTGAGGAAAACGAGGAGCTGGTGGAGAAGAACCTCAGGCGGTGGATCGCCGGGTGCAAGAAGAGGATGGCAGCGTTCACTATCCCGACTGACGAGGAGATACTCGAGTACTTCACCGAGAACGGCAGGCAATGCACGATGCTCACCGTGGCGAAGATACGCAAGTGTTACGAGGGAAAGGTGGAAGGCAAGTGGATAGATTCCAACGGGAACGAGGTCAAGAACTGGAAGAGCAAGCTACAAAACGTGTGGATAAAGAACGCCCCGGTCCTCCATAACCATTACGAAAAGTTCTAGGCATGGACAGGGAATTAATCGCTAGAGGCTATTCTTACAATCGTGGAGCCATTTTCAAGAAGAGGATATACATTTCTATACCCGAGAGCGAAAAGTGGCTTAGAAACGCTTACTCGCACTTCATAGGGGATTCTTTCAAGTGGATACCCGAGTACGACGAGATAGCGAGCTGGTTATCCGATAACGAGGGGAGGGGACTGTTCCTCTACGGGACTTACGGGAGGGGCAAGACGGTGTTCATTCGTGACATATTCCCCCTCCTCGCCGAGAGACACGGGAAGGTGGCATCCTACTACACGATGACCTCGATAGGAGACAACCTCGATGACGTGTTGAAGAAGAAAATCGTCTGCCTCGATGACGTGGGGATGGAATCTAAAATCATGACTTACGGCAACGAGAGGCACGCCTTCCCCGAGCTGATGGACAGGGCGGAGCAGAACGGTAACCTCGTTCTCGTGTCCACCAACCTTAGCGCCAGGGGGATAGTTGACAGGTACGGCGAGAGGACGCTAGAGAGAATCAAGTCGTGCTGCAAGAGGGTAATGTTCACCGGGCAATCTTTCAGGTCATGAGGGAGGACGAGCTTATAGATAAAATCGACAGGTTACAAGAATCGATAGATTTGAACAATAGCCTGATGATAGAGTTTAACGACAGGCTTGCATCCATACAAGAGGCCGTATCCAACAAGAGGGGAAGGAGGGATGCACGTGATATAATCAACAACATCATAGGAGACTTGATGGCATTATTAATAACGAAACAACAATAAAATGGAAAACGAAAAGAAAATCGCTAAGAAAATCAAGGAGTTACAGGAATCTATTCAAGAACTGAAAGAGATGGGGGTGGGGTATTTACTCGTGACATCATACGAGAAGAACGTTGATGACGATGGATTCCAGGAGTTAAGGTCGTCCGTGTTCTCGGATTTCAAGCTGGGAGACATGGCTCCCGCCATAGCATCTTATTTCTCGGAGAATACCGCCGTGCTGCTAATTATCGTTCAAATACTGGCAAAAGGGTTCTCTCAAGAAACGCTGGTGGAAAAGGCTAAAAAAGAGGAGGAGGAACTGGCAAGAAAAAAGAAGGAGTGGAATTAACCACTCCTTTCTCTCGCTTAACTGACCCATTCACAAACCATATCTCTAAGTCTTATAACCACCGCTTGACAGGTGTAAAAATTGCACTCGTCATCAAGTAGCTCTATTAAATACATGATCTTGTCCATAGGTCTTGTTTTTTTAAATCATCTCTTCCCAGTCGATATACGTGCCGGTTCTCTTCAAGTCGGCAAGATACCGTGAGAAAGCTATTCCCTCGTAACCGTCCGGGTCGTCGATATACTTCTTCACGTACATCGCTATATCGAACTCGTTACGTAACGGCTCCGGGAAAAAGTCGGCGTAAGCCATGTTGGCCACGAAGCAACAATCGTACTCGCTCGCCTTCTTCACCGTCACCCCGTTCCTTTTCAGAAGTTCCTTGACTTCCTCTTTCGAGTACCTGTGTTTCGATCCATCGGCGTTCTCCATGTTGCCAACTGCGTACTCGCACAGTTTCTTGGAGAAGTGAGGCCCATGCTCGTCAAGGTAGCTCTCGAACGGTCTACTACTGAAATAATAACGATCCCGTCCCATCACATTCTCCGTCTTCTCCTACCACGACGCATAACGGGTTCGTCATCATCATCGTAACGATCACGTCTCCGGTTCTCGGGGCGGGTAAAATCCATCTCTTCATCATCATCATCTCTATGACGTCTACGGGGTCTATCCTCGTCGTCATAATCATCGTAGTCTTCTTCACGACGACGTCTGCGACGCTCGTACTCTTCATCCTCGTCGTCATCGTAATCGTCGTAATCATCACGGTCACGACGTCTGTGGCGTCTCTCACGCTCTTCTTCTTCCATTATCTGGCGTTTACGGTCCTCTCTCTGGCGTCTCCGGTACTCTTCTTCCTGGATGTCCTTGTTGTAACCGTCTCTATTGAAACCAATTATTCTTACCATGTCTATTCTTTTTTGTTCAATCCAAGTATAAGTTCCTTCAAGTCCTCTATACTCCCGTTTATCTTCCCCACCGTCGCCTCAAGGTTGGCGATCTTCTCGTCTCTACTCTTGTCAACGGCGAGTACCGGGTTCAAATCCTTGACTATGTTCTCGCAATCTTCCAGTATGGACTTGTGTTTCTCCACGCTGTTAAGAATGTCGTTACTGTTCCTCATGATGGCGTTGATCTCGTTCAGGATCGGGTCCCTGTCACATGATATGGTGATGTCATTTCTAACCTCCACCGTCATGTTCTCCCTTACCACGAACGTTGAACTGACTCCATCTACCGATACTTCCAGGTCTACTATCTTGTCCTGCGGTTGCTGGTAAGATAACTGCCCCGGTTGAAGGGGTTGGAACCTGGGGTTGGCGATACTCACCACCGTCCCCATCTTGTGTCTAATTTTCTCTCCCTTGTACAGGATGTAGACTTGATACGATTTCTGTAAATCCTTGAATTGCATTGTTTCTAAATTTAATGTTCAATCACTCTCCACTGTTGCTAGCGGCAGCCGTTGGCGGTACTATGTGGTTAATAGTCTGGAACGTGCCGTTACACTTGTCGTAAAAGATCAAGTAGCGATTCCCTTGCGTTATCTCGCTAGATAACATCTGGTCTCCTGAACCGTTTATTAACGGCGTCTTGGATGACGTGGTTGTCGTGCTATTAGCGGGAGTCGTGGCAATCGAAACCGGGTATCCTTCCGATCCCGCCGCCGGGGAATGAGCTATATTCAATAACAGTATCCCTGTCTTGGGGAGGGAGCGAAACTGACACGGACTAATGTTATAAATAACCTCGCTGTTAGTAGCGTCGGTTGTCACGGCGACACTTCTTATCGCCGGAATTCCTCCTTGATCCAGTCTCTGTACTGGTCTTCTAAAATAAGGTCCGTAATAATAATTCATCGGGTACATAATTTATTTTAAATTAATTGTTACATTTGCACCGGGATAGACAAGAGTAATTAACTTGTTGATAAGAGGAACTGAGACTCTTCCCATTCTTTTTTTTCTCAGTTCACTAAACTCAGTTCAAGATGACTAATGAAGAATTTATCAAAAGTATCACCGTTGAAGGTGAGGAATGGAAAGATGTAATCGGATTTGAAGGTTACTATATGGTATCTAATTTAGGTAAAGTAATCTCTCTAGGTAGACCTGTTACTAACCACCTCGGAACTCGACATCAAGAACCACATATTGTATCATTTTGTATCGCAGGAGCTGGATATAAAAAGGTCAGATTATGGAAGAATAACAAACAACATAATTTATATATACATAGATTAGTAGCTATATCATTCGTCCCAAATGAACATGAATACCCAGAAGTAGACCATATAGATTGTGACAAATTAAATAATGAAATGTCCAATTTAAGATGGTGTACAAGAACCATGAATCAGAATAATCCTATCACTAGAATGAGAAATTCTATATCTAAGAAAAATGATCCAAGATTGAAAGAAAGATATGCAAAGGCAGTTGTGAGAGTATCTATTAAAAATCCAGAAGACATAAAATATTACAAATCACAAGCACAAACTCTTGAAGATGGATTCTTACAAGGGAAAGTGTCTGCCGTATGCAGAGGAGAAAGACCTCACCACAAAGGATACAAATGGTATTTCTTATCTGATTACGAAAATCTTATCAACAAGTCAAAGAACTCTAGTTCAACCGATCATGATTAGCAACCACAACCACAACCATCATTTGCATACCCAACACCATAAGGATTATATCCGTAAGGCATGTTAGGCGGACAGGTCAGGAACGCTGGCACTGGACATGGTGTCTTTAACTGACCAACCAAGTTCTGAGTTTGCTGTTGCAGTAAAGCGGTAGTTTCCAACGTTGATTTCTCCTGTTGTAAAGTTGAAATCTTGTTTTGTAACTCTCTCATTTCCAACTGACAGAATTTATCTTGGATCAAAGAAGTTTGGCTATCTATCTTAGCACCAAGCATTTGGAAATTATCACGCTCTGCATTGTTCAAAGCGATGAAGTTTTGGTTCATCGTGTTCTGCAACGTGTTCGTCTGGTTCACGGTCGCTAGCTGGCTCTCGTAACCTTGACGCTCGATAGCGGTACGAACATCGCAGCAACATGAGGCGATCTGGTTTGCAAGCGTGCAGTTCCCGGCTTGGATAGCGTTGATAACCTGTTGACCGCTCATACCAACTTGGTTACCCACGTTGCACAAGCTCATGTTCAAGGTGTTGATACCGTCTTGGATTTGCCCGGTAGTACATCCTAGTTGAGTTGACAACTGACTGATAGCGTTTCCGTTACCTTGGATAGCTGACATCAACAGTTCACGAGTGGAGTCGTTGTTCAGGATGTTTAATCCCTCTCCCCCACCATTGCCACGGTTTCCGAACAATCCCCCGTTGTTATTGCCACCCCATCCCATCAGGATGAATAATAACAAGATAGCGAAGAAGTCGTTACCACCGAAACCGTCACGGTTCTTGTCACCTAGCATGGCCAGGATACCCGGGTCAATACCCTTGTTGTTGTTCATCAGCGCCGGCAAGATGGCGGTGAGATCAGCCTTGGAACCACCACCGCAACCGCAGCTAGGCTCCCCGAACATGAAAATCTTTTCACTTCCCATAAAAATGAGTTTTTGGTTAAACGAATATTTTATCTCGATAAAGTTACGGGAAGGCGTGTAGGGGTTCAATCACTTTGCATTTTAAACGAAAACACCTGGCTATCAAGTAACCAGGTGCAACAAATTAACAATTTACTACTATCTAACTTTATTTCTCGTTTATGAATTCCTCTATTTTATTGAAGTATTGATCAACGTATTTCCTCTTGTCCAGGTTCTCCTCGAACAACTCTCTAGGTATTGTACCGTCAAGGGATGACAGGTACTCCATGCAGGTGTGCATCACCTCGACGGTGGAGGTGGGGGAGATGTTATAGAATCTCTTCAATATCCTTGCCATCTTCTTGTCGTTAAACTTGTTCTTCTTCTTGATCCTGATAAACATGGAGTTGTACATGTTATACATCGTCTCTTCCTCCCCCTCCTTCTTCGGTTGTACCAGTGAACTCTTGGCCCTTCGGTACATCATTAACCTTGAGAACAGGGTGGTGAAGTCGTACACCTTGATCACCCTGTTAAGAAACTCCGGTGTCCTTACCCTTTGTTTCATGTTTCTAACTATCTCATTTTTGAAATCCACCATAACTTACCACGTTTTCGTATCTAACTTCTTGTTTCTCTCTCTTGAACCACAGGGTGGGAGGGGTGTCAGTCTTGGATGGCTCGACAGCCACTAGTTCCCACCCCGCTTCTCCTATCATATCTAGCTCCCTGTAACCAACCTCATGATATATCCTCTTGTATTCAAATTTTTTCATATCTCTCTATTGGGAAATCCCACAATGATAACTTGCCGGAACATGGTATTGGTTTCACAAATTGTACCGGGTTAGCAAGTACCCAGTTGTACACGGTACGCTTTGGTCTACACGGGTAGAGGGGGGCGACCTCGTTCAAGAAGTCTTCATCATGTTCTGCCCACACCGACTCGTGGTCTACCACGCAATCAACAATATCAACCCTCCCGATGATAGCTCCCACGTGAGTCAATTGCTCTCTCACCACTTCATCGTACCCTTCTCCTACCGCTTCCAACTGTTCTTTATTGAGAAACCCTTTCAGGTTGCCACCGTATATCGTCTTGGAGGCATGAATCAATAACGGGCCACGATAATCCGTTCTCCACGTCCGGTTCTCGATGTCTTTAATCCCGTGGACTATCAACGATGCCCACGGCTGTTTAATCGTTAGCGCTTTCATCTTTCTTTCCTATTGAATGAGCTACTATTTTACCTTTTTAAATTTAAAATCTTCTATGATTTTATTTATATCTTCATTAGATAAGTTATACCACTCTCCTTTTACCAATTTGTCTTTAAACATAGTATGAAGATTTAGTTCAATATCTGTATCCGCAATGGCTAGTAGTTTTATCCTAGGATTAGAGCATTTTAAGATATTAAATCTTTGATATGGGTCATTCGATCTACCTATTTTTGTGAATTTACTCAATTCATCATATACAAGATAAGTTCTCGTAATATCTTTAGTTTCCGTATAAACCCTAGACCAATAGTAAATGTCTGCCCTAATTGCTTCACATAAATAAGGAACTAAATGATATATAATATCTAATAATGGGAGCATTTTTTTTGTATGATATTTTGATGAGTATTCAATAATCATATTCAAAATATCAACATCATTGAAATATGCGCCTCCACAAGATATTACATCATCTTCAATTTCAATATCTCCTAATAAAGATGGACGTAAATCATGTATAAGTTCATTTAATAATTCTGCAAGTAATACAGATTGTCCTCCATCCACTTCTGTAATTTTAATAATCTCGTTCATACTATTTTATTTTTGATAACATATCAGAATTATTATACACCCACATCTTAGCTTTTGCACCCCCCCCCACTCATAAGCATCTCGATAGCAAGTACAGGATGTAACCACGGGGTGGGGGAGGAGGATATGAGGACAATTCCATTCAACTTCTCCCGATCCTTCTACATAATCTATAAATACTTTGTACGTTTCCATTTTATTTAATTTTTGGTGTTGCAAAACGAGTTCCATATTTAGCATCGTATATTCTAAGCATCTCGTTCCTTAATTCAGAAAACGATTTGACATATCCCATATCAATGGCAAATGCTAATTTTTTCTGTAAATCCTCAAGTTCTTTGAGTTGTTCTTTAGTGGCATTGTTTCGGAGCAATGTTTCATGTTTGCCAAAAACTATATGATTCAATGCCTTGGCTATTACCACGTAATCTACATCCTTAAATTTACTTGCAGCACGAGATATAATATTGTACGTATTACCTACTTCTATTCTATTAATGATTAACGAATCTGTCAACCAATCTATCACTAGAGCGTACAATTTTGGATTCATCTCCATAGCGACAAGTACCCATATATAAGGATCACATGTAACTTTTTTATTCTCCCTCCCCCCGGTAGTTTTATAAGCACCACAATACTTCAATGTTTTAACAAGAGTTTTCTCTTCTACCATATTCATGAACTCGTGGTATCCCATCCCCTTTGTCATGTTCCTTCTCTCTAGGATGTAGTACATTCTTTCTGCATTATCCCTAGAAGATAACACCTCGTTAACTCTTTTATCCTTCCATCCTTCATTCAACCTACCGACTGCGTATGCTTCTTGAAGATCGGTGAGGGATAAAAAACTATTCTTCGCGTCTTGCTTTATCACGACACCGAATAATTCCCTGTCTTTCGATTTCATTGTAACATTTGTCTTCATGTTTTATATATTAATTAATCTGCACAAATATATGAATTATATTTATATTCACCTAATTTTTAGATTAAAAAATATATATGTATTGTTACTAACTGAATCACACTATTTTATAAAAACGGGAATTCCCGTTTTTATCGTAACTTATTGATAATCAGTAAAAGCTAAAATTAGTTAAAATAGTGTGGTATACTTTATTTCACAGTATACCCTGAAACGGGGTACACCTCCCCTCCCCACCAGTAATGTCAGCTACCCTCAGAATTTATGAGGTCAGGTATCTAACGTCGGTTATCACGACGGCAGACAAGGGACTAATGTTTATCGAGACCCCTGCATCGGGAATCACGAGGGAGGGGTGTATCGAATCACGACACCCTTTCCGAAGCGGGTAAAACCGTTTCGGGAATAACACGTGGTCGGAATCCCGACTTCGGCTGATAATCAAGCGATATGGGAATTCCCATATCGGGCGTAGTGAAACACGACGCACCGTGAGTATCAATGACTTATCTTGATATATACAATGATACACCAAATATATACCGCCCTGCAAATTTGCATGGCGACTGATAATCAGCCGATATTCACATTCTACATATCGGGGAATAAAAAAGATACCCACCCTTGGTGGGGGTGGGCATACTTGATAATTACCAATATGAAACTAGCTAACCACTCAAACTTTCTTGTGTTTGATTTTAAGCATGTCAATGTAGCGATAAAGCCTTTCTTTCGTTGGCTTGAGTCCACATCTTGATATTTTACTGTTAAACGCACTGTCAGTCTTACCAGTGATCTTCTTCGCTTGCTCATAATTTACTTTAACGTTGAGGTATGGTTTAAGTACCTCGGTCATTGCATCTATATCATCCTCCGTGATGTTGTCACAATAACCATTATCAATCATGTCGGCGAAGTGCCTGAACAATCTACTTAGATTCGTCAATTTTACAGCACCCATGTTTGAAATATAAAATGGTTGAAGTTACGGCTGATACTACAACAGATACCGAAGCAATACTCAATAATGTCCAGAACTCAATCGTGTAATTTGATAATACATCAATTAATTGTACGCCACATTGTATTAGTAAGTTGATTATTAATACCCTGTGCCATGAACAAAATCTAAATCGTTTCGACAAATGCCATAGCATAATGTCCACGTAAACGGAATGTCCTAAAACATAATCAAAAGACACCACCTCCACATCCATGAGTGATAGCGTAAGAACTATCGCTACATACATGTTTAACAGGATCGGAGCCAATTTTATAAGTCTAACCGTAGATTTCATTTCTTCTTGCTACTTCTTCTAGGTTTACCATCCCATGTAATCTTTCTTGATGCAGTTGCTGGCCTCATTATGGGTCTGCGAACTGATGTCGTTTTCGTGTTTCTAGCCATACGCTTCTATTTTCGTTATAAATGTACGTAATATATAGTTACCATGCAAGCCCGTTGGACTTGAAAGCGTTACCCGTGTCATTCCATCTCTTTTCATCGGCATCCTGTCTTCTAAGGAATGACGCCTCGTCTCTTAGAGCGGTTCTGACGTTAGCCGTCAACACGTTCGGGATAATGAAAGTCATTAGTTCGAAAAAGTCCGCAGCCATACGAACGGCATCCTGTTGGCTCTCGGATAACGGTTCGTTATCTTGCGCCCTCTGGTATATATCCGCCATGTTCCCTATATTATTACCAATAGTGTTCACGAATATACCGATAGCCGGGAGAATCTCTTGTATTAACTGGAAACCGTTCATGCTTAATGGAGTCTGTCCTCTTGCGTAACTGATGTATCCCGATCCTCTTTCAATCAAGTCATAAGTTTCAGAATCTATGTATCCCTCGTTCATTGAGTATTTTGCCGCCCCCAGGAAGAACGAGTGTGCCAGGTTAGCAGCCATCGAGTACCTACCGAAGAACATTCCAGCCAATCCCGTGCTACCGTTTCTCAACATCTTGTCCACTATCTGGTTTGCCACTTCCTCCTCGTCTCCATCCCCACCCGTGGCGAGCAAGTATCCCATGTACGTCGAGATCGCTGGCTTGGTGATATTATATCCTTGACTTCGTACTAAACGGCTAGTTAACATGGTGAACCCGTCATTAAATAACTTGGAGTTGCCGTCCTTGGCTCCCGCTATCATTTTCCTCCAACCTATACCCATCATCTCTACCTCTTTTATGGCGAATGATAGCATGAACCCTATCCATCTACCGTTAATACTTTCCCTTGATATATTATTCTTGCCGATCCCTATGATATTAGATACCCAGAATGGTAGCGCCCTCGTCTCGTGAGCCTGTGATACAGGTAATATCGTGGAGAAAGATTCCTGCGTTCTCTTCACGGCGTCAAGATGTGCCACCCTAAACGCCTCTCTCGTTGCCTTCCTGTATTTAACATCAGCTTGCCACTTGTCACCGTCCCAGTCCTCGCCGTTCAACTCCTTGAACCTCTTGTTAAATATCCTCATGTACATGTTGGACGAGGTTATTATATCCGGGGTTCTGATCCAGTAGTCAACAGCTTTCTCGTTCAGGCTCTTCTTCTTACCGTAAGACTCTCGTGTCAACTCGCTCAACTTGGAAACGGTAGAAGTTTCCGGTAAACCGTAGTACTCGAAAGCGTCCCTCATGTTTCTTAACTGGAACACGTTCTTTATCATTGTTACCGGGTTGACGCTAATACCATCACTTATGATAGCACCACCGATGTTGGTTACCATCTCGGTAGCCATCTTGGGGACGTTAACAAGCAAGGTAACACGTGCGGCGCTAGTTATCTCTTGATTCAACTTGTTCCACATGTTACCCATCCCGTTGTTCAGGTTATCAAGATGATAAGCGCTCACCACCCTGTTCTTTATGGTACGGAGCCATTCTTGAAGGATCATTCTAGCATCAGGCTTATCTCTCAACTCCTTCCCCCTTATCTCGTCATTAAAAGCGTTAACCACGCCGTTGTAAGGATGTACCACGTAGAAGTCTAGCGTGGCCTCTTCCACGGTTTTAGTTATGACGTTGGCGAGGTTGTAGTCAATAGAATGGATACCACCCCTCCGAGCGTGTACTGCCGTGGGGGAGGGGATGTTACCGTTGTAATTATCTTTCGTCATCTGTTCGAGGGCATCTATCGAGCTTAAATCCATTCTCCCACCCCTGACTCTTGACGGGAAATAATTTGACTCGTAGAACTTAGGATTTGTCCCACGGAATGATGCGTTGGCCATGTTGATCTCTTTCAAGTTATCAAGAACTTGGCGTGCGGCTCCCATCAAACGACGAACGGATACCTCGTCTTTCCCGAGGCTCTTCAACGTGGCCTCCACGTCAACAGCACCTTGCATGGGTCCGCTCTCGTGATAAACGTAATATTGTAGCGCACCTTTCATGTCGGCAGCTTCCATTGGTGTTTCCTTGACTGCCTTCTCGTACAGGTACTTGAAATACGACCGTTCCCCCACGTCTACCGTTTCAATCGTGTCTCCTATCGTGTTGGTCTGGTAATCAAGTTCCTTCATCAACATGGCGGCGAGGTTTCTAAGGTTTATCCCTTTCCTTGACGTGAATATATTGTAATTATGAAGCCTTCCACGAGTGTTAATAGTGTACTTGTTCATGAACTTGTTAAGGGTATCGTTCCAAGGTTCAAGCAATTTCGCCTGTTCCACGTGCGCCCTAACGGTAGCTGGTTCCATGTACTTGGCGACTATATTATCGTATATCGGCGTGCCATCCCTCGTCCATAACAGGTACTCTGCCGTGTTCAAGTCACGAATCCCGAGTGCGGCTCTAAGCCTCTCGGAGTCTTGCCTGAACTTCTTGAACTTCCTGGAATCAGCCGCCCTTTTCACTTTTGCCACGATACCGCTATCCCCCTCCATGCTACCCTTTACATCATGACGGATCAAGTCTTCCATCGCCTTGGCTAGTTCTCTAGTGGTGTAACCGTTGTTCAAGTTATACAATGAGTTGTACATCCTTGATAATTGAGCGTTGGTTAGGGTGGGGATATTGGAACGATTCTGGTCCATGATGTCAACCATGTAGGAGAGTGGACTTTCACCGGTCGGGTGTAACAACGTGGCGTCATCAAGTTCCATGTTCACTTGTTGCTCTATACCTTCCCTCACCTTCTTGGACACGTTATTCAGGCCCATGTCACCATTCATAAACTCGTCAATCATGTCCCCGATCATGGTAACTTCTTCCGGCGTGATAGCACCTTCCGAGGCCATCCTTGCCACCTTGTTACGTATGTTGGTTAACGACCTCATATACTTGTTAACCTCGTTGAACGTTGGCATATCCACGAGGTTCTCTCTTATCACGTCAAGTCGATCACCTATATTTGATATGTATTTTCTCACGGAATTCAAGTTCCATCCCTTGACCGTGTCATTAGAAACTTCCTCCGGGTACCTGTCTATAAGGTAATCAGTAGTCTCGGAAAACCTGCCTTCTATTATGTCTGATATTATATCATCACGAAGGGCCAAGTCCTCCTGTGACATATTTCCAGGGTCCATGTCAAGAAGCCTGTTAACTTTTTCTTTTCTCTCTTGACTTAAAGAAGACTTGTTAACTTTCGATCTGGCTTTATTGACGTTAGACTCTCTTTCCTCGACAGCGAACTTGGACTGTTGATCGGTAACGTACTTGTTGATTTTGTTGATCAACGATTCAAATTGCGCCCTACTATTTATCCCCCTCGACAAGCTCGACATTATCGACTTGTACTGGGATTGAGACAACAACTTCTCGCTCCCCTTTATCGCTTCTCGCACCTGCCGAATCTTTCCCTTCAAATCAGAAGCACCCTTGGTGTAAGCGCTAGACGCTATCCTGTTAACTTTCGTCTTGATCCTGCCAAGGTTATCTTTTGGAGTGATATTACTAACGCCAGAGGGCCTCTTTATGTAAGGAGAGTTATCTCCAAGAACGAGATCATGATTCTCGTTGAATTCCTTGTTGGCTTGTCTCTTTCCCTCTTTAGATAACGCCTTGTAAGCGTCACTTGTTTTAACCCTCGCCCACGCCATGTCCTTGGCGAAAACACCACTAGAACTCTTGTTCTTCGAGTACCAGTCAACCGCCTCGTTCATCGGTAACTTGTCAAGGGTGGGGGTCTTGCTTACTTTTTCTTCTTGTTGCTGGAGTGTACTTTCAGTCCCGTTGACTTCTGGCATACTGCCCACGGGTTCACTTTCTTTCCTGACTTGCTGTTCTGTGCCTTCACTTTCCGAACGCACCTCTCTAGTTTCGCTGGCATCTTGCTTAATTTTACCTTGTTCAACATTATTTTCTTGGATGGGGGTGAGGGCATCGTAGTCAACTACCGACACGTTACCTTCCGCATCCTCCACTTCTATCTTACCTTCCTCCACCACGTTTTCGGTGGCAGTAACTTCTTTACCATCAAGGATGAACTTGTCTCCTTCCACCTGGAAATTCTTGTCATCCATGATCTCGTTGTAATTTTCAACCAGTTCCATGTTCTTGTACATGGAAGTGTACTGGAAATATTTTATGGCATCATGGGCAAGGTCTTTTCTCTTCTTCACCACCTCCCCGCCTTTCGTTGCCTCGTCATAATACCCGTCTATCGCAGAGTTTATCTCGTTGGCTATCGCCTCGTGACGTCTTTCTAGCGTTAAAGTACCGTCATTCATCAGGTTATCTATCTTCTCCTTCAAGGCGGAAGGTAACTTCTTCCCGTAAGAATCAGACTTGTAAAGAGTCTTCCCCATGCTGGGTTGTTTACTTATGGCGTTAACACCCAACCCGACAGCCCCGAATCCAAGTGACATTAAACCTATCGAGTACACCATGTTCAGGTCTTCTGGCTTGTATATCTCTCTAGTGAGATACCCTGATTCTCCCCTGTCTATCGCCGTGAAACCGCCCCTTATCAAGTCTCCAACCTTTTCCTCTCCCATCTCTCCTATCGTCCCGGCAACCCACCCGGAGAATCCTCTTTGACCGTAACCGGCGTAACCTCCACGATACATGAACTGATCGAACCCTCTCTTTAACAAGTTGCCCCCACCCCGTACACCAGTAGCTTTTGGAGCTTTCCCCACGAAAATTCTTTCCGTGAAATTCTCGATCACGAGGTCGTAGTAATTATTAAATAGCGCCTCGTTTACAGGCATACCGTTCGCCACGTCATTACTAACACGAGAATAAAACGTGGGTTGTGCGAGAACCTGAACGGACGAGTCGAAAGCGCTTTTAGCGACTCTTGACGATAACTTCCCGGCACCTGACGCTATCTTGGTACTAGCCACCTTTGACGCAGCACCGGAAACGGTCTTGGCTAGAGAACTGGAAGATATAGTTTTAACAAGATTAGTTGCCGTCGCTTTTGATAACAACTTGCTAGCACCAGATGTTAAAGCCGTTCTTACCCCACCCGTCACGCCACCTGACATGGCGAACTCGACCATGAAACCGACAGACTCGCCGGTCATCTTCCCGATGTCAAACCATTGTCCAGTTTGCTCTCCAAGAACTTCTAGCGACCTTGCGTTCACGGAGAAAGATTCTAGCAAGTTTAACTCTTCCGGTGTCATCTCTTGCATGGCTATACCAGACACCATGTCGTTAAGTTTCGCTTCCTTGACAGAAGATTCCATCATCGTGTCGGGGGGGATTACCTCTCCATCAGAGGACAGGTAAGAGGTGTTCGGTCTCAACTCTGGATGATCCTGTAACACCCTGTTATACATGTCACCAAGTTTATCGTTAACCTCTTTCATCTTGCTATCTCTTCCCACGTTACTCATGGTCATGGCTATGGCAGAGAAATGATCAACTATACCTTCCTTGGCACCTCTCAAAAACTGGTTACCTCCCTCTTTTAACTTCTTGGCCAGGTCAAGATTCTCTCTCGTCATGTCATTGAATAGCTGGGCGGCGTTCATGGACGCACCCTCTTTCTGTAACATGGCAAGTGCGGCTATACCTCCCGCCCCCGGCAGTCCTGCACCTATCGCCACCGCCTTGTTAGCGGTCTCCGCTCTCTTCTTGGCACGTTCACCGGAAGTTTCCTCGTACACGGCGCTCGTTTCAGCCGAAACCTTGTTCAATTTCTTGTACATCTGGTCTATGTCAGGAGCGAGATAATCGGCATCCCGGGGGTCCATGTAAGTACCCTCTAGCATCACGCCATACCTTTCAAGCTCTTCTCTAGGCACGACGTACGTCTTCGAGTCCGGGTCATAAACCATACCGACGCTATCAGCCACTCTCCTTGCGTACTCGTTTAACTCGTTCTCTCCCCCCTCTCCCAGTTGTATTGATTTCCTCGTTACCCTCTCGGTAAACAGCTCGTTCTTCTGGAAGGGGGTAAGTTCTCCTTTCGACTTGTACCAGTCTTCCACGGATCGTATGGAAGTGTCAAGACGGAATTCCTGCCTCTCGTCGTATCCTTCCGGGAGTAAACTTTTCTTGACATCATCCGTCATGTAATCCATCATTGACTTGGCGTAATTGGGGTCCACCACGTTATACTTGTCAAACAAGTTATTCATGGTTTCCTTGGTGACATCTCCTGCCGTACCGCCGAGATTGATTGATATTTTCTCCATCAATCTAGTGGGATCGCCGCCAGTTGACTCCCATATATCGTCAACGTCCGTGTCCGTTATTCCAGAAGCGTCCATGCCTTGATACGTGGCTATATCCACGAGTATATCCTTGTACAATGACTTATCAACTTTTCTTCCGTCATTCATGGTCATCTATTTTAATCCATTCACGAAATCGTTAACATCTCTTTTAACACCGGGAGCGTTAGGAGTGATCATGTTGCCAGTGTTATTCCTGTACCTGTAAAAATTCGGGTTTGTCTCCATACCGTAACTACCTCTCGTGTATATGCCTGTCAACTGGTTTAACGCAGAATTCAATTGCTCGGCGGCAGATTTAGCGGTACTAAGGTTGATCTTCGCTATCTCGCTTCCAGTGGCGGGGTCTTTTATCACTAGATAATTACCCATGTAACCGGACCACAAACCACCGTTACTCCTTCTTGATTCAATAGATATTACTCCTGAACTATTGGCGCCAGCTATAATATCTTCCACGTTTTTGACGAAATCCTCGGGTTTATAACTTTCAGGAGATGATAGCGTGGTGGACGCTAAATCTTGCAACCTGGAAACAACAGGGCGCATCCTGTTATAAACCGGGTTCTTGTTTTCGTCCCTCCCGACTACCGGTTCGACACGGGGGGATACGTTATAATTATACCAGTCTCTCAAGTCAATATCAAGTATTTTCTCCTTGGTTTGAGCGCCTGAATTGTAGTAATTAGCTAGTATATCGTAAGCTCTCTTCACGCTAGACGGGTCGTTAGCATCAAAATTAATTGTGAACGGTTGATCGAAATTAACCGGACGACCCTGTTTCTTCTTGCCCTCTCCCAGGAAGTGGAACGTGGTGATGTCTCCCTTCGCCGTGATGTCGTTCAGTTGAGCCTTTCTATTCACGCCGTTATCATCAATATAGGCTGATGATTTGTTCCCGACGAACATTTGAATCGCCTCCTTATGCCCGTTAAAGGCGTTGGGGATGGCGTCCATGACCGGTTCAATGAAACGGTTATCACGAGAGCCACCCCCGTAACCCTGGTAGCTCGGGTCTTTCTGTAACGATCTCTTGACATTCTTATCGGCAGCCATCGCCACGGCGTTAACGTAATACGCTCTTGCCTCTTTTGGCGTGTTCCACCGTCCTTCTGTCATCCCCTTGCGCATGAACGGGTCGTTATCGTAGTTATTGCCGAACCTCATATCCCAAGCCTCTCCGGCACGTGTTCTTATGTCCTCTATATTGCTGGTCTCTATATTCGTTATCGTTCCGTCAGGATTTCTCACGAAATTTCTTATCACTGAATCACCCACCGCCTTCGCACCATCATCCAGCATACCTTGCAAGTCAACGTAAGGTTTTAATTTACCAGACAATTTAGCCTTCAATTCCGATGGAGAACCTGACGCTATCGGTCTACCCTTTCTATCGTATATGGTGTAGTTTAACATCCCGTTTTGATACCACATGTCAATACTATCTCCAATACTGTAAATACCGGTGCTTTTCTGTTTAACACCATTCTCCCCGGCAGACATGATAGCGTATCCTATGTCGTTCACCAAATCGGCGTTCATGACTTCATCTATACCTCCCTTCCCCGTCTTTGCAAGGTCTTCAAGGAATCCTTGAAAGTCTTTCATCTGGTTAGTATAAGATGCGGCCTTGTTCTTCATGTCACCGATCTTTACCATTATCTCTGACTTGCGAGTGGGAGTGATAAGCGGGTTAGCAAGTTCCCTTCTCATGTCAGCTATCTCGTTCTGGGTATGTTCCATCAATATCGCTATACTGTCCCTGTCGAAAGCCTGTGGTTGAAGGTCTAGCGCACCGGTAGCTAGCTTGTCAAATTCTTTCAAGTTAGCCTGTAATTCATCTTGAGCCTCTTTCGCTTGTTTGGCGTACAGCCTTTCTTGCTCAAGCTCCATAGCTTTTAGTTGCATCCCCATGTTAAGGGTGTTTATCGCAGTTTGCCCGAAATCAGCCTCGATGGGTTTCACTCCCATGTAAGCCTCTCCTGTATATTGATTCGCCATGTTACTTCAATTTTAACGTTGGTTGGGGTGGCATCACTGATGTTACCGGTGTACCGGTGCTAGTAAAGTTTCCTAGCTGTCCTATACCTAGTGAACCTGTTGACGTCATGGGGTCAACGTTCTTCCTTCTTGTCAAGTCAAGACCTGATAACATCCCACCTATTGATTGCAGTCCGCCTAACGCCTCTGTCATTCCAGCGTATTGCCCCTGTCTTCCTGCCTCGTACAAGGCACCGTACCCGGCAAGCTCCCGTTGTTCACGGTTCTCTCTAGCCTGGAACTCCCTGTTCTCCTGTTCAGCCGCCATGATGGCTTGCTGCTTCTGTAACTCGTACAACTGGTTCTGGAAGTTAGCCGCCAGTTGTTCCTCTTGAGCGTAAGTTTGCTCCTGTATGCCGGGAAGTAAAGACAACCCCCTCGCCCCGGCCGAGGATGCCTGTTCTGAATAGTTAGCCGACTCTTGCTGTACCCTCTTCAATTGTTGAACGTACTGGTCGGTTGGAGTGTCTACCGCCATGAGATAGTTGTTGAAGTCTATCTCCTGACGCTGGTAATTGTCAATGTTCTTCTTCGCCTCCTTCGCCTGTTTCGCCTCTTTCACGGACTTGGCTACCCCTAAACCCGTTGATGCTAGCGCTGTACCTGCGAGGATGATAGATGTCGCTGCTGCCATCACTTTAAAATTTTAATCATTTGAACCATGTTCGTGTCACTAATCTCGAAACCACATTTCTTGAGGCCGTTCACTAGACCGGCGTCGTTGGAAGTGGTGAATATCGCTTCCACGCCCGTTGCCCGCAGCATGGATTCCAATTTGCCAATCAAGAACTCCTTCGCCCCCCTCTTCCGGGAGACGTCGATCTTCTTGCTTGTTAATAACCATTCTAGCCAGCATATTCCCGTCCCTGTCATGTACACGAAAGCCACGTATAACGGGCCTTCATCGTCTTCCACGATAAAACCGGCTGGAAGGAAGGATGGGGGTACTGGCTTCCACCCCCACTCTTCCCACCATTCACTTATCATGGCATGATCGGTCGGTTCGTAATTCCTGATTTTAAATTTTCGATTCATCTATATCAAGTTGTATTGATTTAACGAGTAACTTCTCTTTATCAACGCTAAAGTACGAAATTATTTCGAGATATTTTCCCCTGATAGCGTCACCGTTAACCCCGTCATCAACTTTAACGTAGAGTACCTGCCCCTCGTTTACATCCACCGGGTCGGCGAGCGTCACCTCGTCATCTCTAACCACCTCGATAGACGTTACCACCTCCCCGTCCCTGAACACGTCCATGCCTGAATACACCAGCGAGGCCGTGTACGTCCTGAACGTTTTCAACCCTTCCTCGTCACCGGCGGCAACGAAAAGTAGCACGGGCTGTGACGTGCCTTCCGCCTTCGGGATGAACGATTCCAGCAAGTTCTCCTTCTTCTTGAAGTAAGATTGATCTATCGTTCTTTCCAGGTCGAACGTCTTGAACGTGGTGGAGGTAGGGGAGATGTTAGATTCCAGTATCATGTTGTTATACACCTTGTTGGAATCTTGATACTCGTTGTTCACGAGGTGAATCTTGCTCGATACCGTTTTACCCAGTAACAGGTTCTGGTATCCCGGTTCCCCTCCCATCCTTCGTATGATGGTATCTTTAGTGGAGAAACAGTAAGCTCCCGCCCTAGCCATGAGGTCAGGCACCATGTCGTAGAACGAGGTCCACCCGTCTACCGGTTCCATGAAGTTCACGCAACAATCATTCATCCCGACGATGTACGATGAAGTCTTGGGATCGTAAGCGCCACACTTCACGCCGCTAGTTGTCAACCTGTCGTGGAAGTAATTCAACATCCCGTAGGAGCTTACCGGGAACAACCCGTTGATACTCTTGCGTATCACCTGGCCCGTGTTCGTGTCCACGAAGAACCGTGAGTTCCCGTACCGGGAGTAGGTCTCGTAGTGAGACATCCCGTAGTCCTCGGCGTACTCTTGTTGCTCCCCGAAGGTGTCCTCCGATTTAGCCACTAGAGCGCTACCGGTGGGGGTGTTCAAGATGTTCTTCTTGTACATCACACGGCTGCACTTGTTTCTCTGGTACACGTCTATATCTGAACCTATGTCGTCTATCTTCACGATCTCCCCGTACTTCTTGGAGAGGTCCGTGTAGTTGACTAGCGATTGATTGAACGAGGCCAGCCCGTTATCCTTCGTGTCCTCCACGTAAGGCTCGGAAACGGTGAGGGAGGCGTACCTGTCCTCACGGCTGTAATTATCGGATATGGCGTTCGGTCGTCCCAGCGTGGTGAACAACGTCCCGTTAGAGAACTTGTTTATCTCCCGGGCGGGTCCCGTGGTTACCATCACGTCACCGTCATTATCGAGTATGTAAGCGCCGGCCATCCCCTTGTCAACGTCATAGATGCCGGGTATCTCTTGATAGACCACCGTGTCATCCTTGGTCTCGTACATGATAAGGTAGAACACGGATGTAGTCCATCTCGATTCCTTCTTGAGTATGTCATCCTCGGTGTACCCTTCCTTGGAGGTGGGTTCTATGATCAGGTAGCGACCGTTCGGGACGTCCACCTTGTCTGGGTCTCCCATGTCAACCTTGGTACCATCCGAGAGCGTTACCGATAACTGGCCGGGTTCGCCCTGCACGATCACCTTGTCCTTCACCTCGAAGATGTAACCCTTCGTGGATACTTCCGTGGCTATCGTCTCCATCTCGGATACCAGTTCCAGCTTGTCACCGGGGGTGGGGACTATCCACGGCATGGATGTTATCTCAAGGTAGAACTTCCCGTTTATCACGTAGGCGTTATCGAAACCGTCGATCACGTCGAATAGCACCTTCGGGTTACGTCTGGCGAACTTGAACTTGGTAGCCCATGACGGGGCCTTACCCTTCACGATAACGGTTGCCACACGACCGATGTTAGCGGCGTCAGCGTTTATCCTGGGAACGGTAACGTCAACGGGAGCCAGCACGGGCGAACACCTCCCGAAGTCATCCATGAAGATGATACCGTAACCTTGAGTCGTCCCGGTCTTTAAAGAGTACGTCGTGGAAGTGGTGGGGGAGTTGTTTATCTCCACCATCAGGGACACGTCCGTGTCTATGTCGAAACCGTCAACGTACCCCCCGAACAACAGGGAGTTCTGTATGATCATGCAGCTTCTAGCCATCATCGGGACGTTATCGAACAGCTTGTTCACGTCCTTCATCGGGATTAGGGGGTAGTTGCCGGAGTAAGAGAACTTGTAGGTGTAGTCCACGTTATCTTCCAGCCCCAGTTTCTTCTTGTCTATGGTTTTCACCTTGTACATCCCCTGCCCCGTCTTCATGAGTATCTCTATCTTCTCCACGTGTTCGTTACCTGTGTTCACCGTCACGTTCACGGCGGAGGTGGCGTTACTGATCTCGTTAAGCGTCTCGTTCGAGTACGATCCACGCACGTAAGAAACTGACGCCCCCACCACTCCCTCGTGAGAGTAGTTATTTATCTTGGTTATCGACAACCCGTAGTTCTGCGAGGCGAAAAGGTAAGCCGTGTTACCGTTGATGGCCGTCACGTAAAACGTTCTACCGTCAGGGGACATGGACATACCGGTCACTTGATAGTTCTGCGGGTCACTCACGTACTGGGGGGTAACCTTTGACATCGTCTTACCGGAGTCTTTCGAGTAGTATATGGTGTCAACGGTCTTGCCGGCGAGGGCGAAAAACTTCCCGTTAGAAGAGCAACACATGAACTCGTTGACGAGGGAGGTGGATACCGTGGTGAAGTTCTTCCCGTAGTTCTCGGATACCAGCGTGTACTTGTTGTCGGTATCGAAGTTCTGGTTACAGGATACGTACACGACGCTACCGTCAGAATCGCATATAATCTTCACTCCCCTCGGCTTGCTTATTATGGATATGAAGTCATTCAATTTCACTTGAGTGAACGTGCCTCCTTTCCCGTACTCGGAACTGTAAGCGAACTCGCTCTTGTACACGACGTACACTTGCTTTCCAGAATCCGACATGCAGAAACCTCCCTCGTGCTGGTCACCGTCCCCCACGAACCCTTGAATCTCTGACAGGGAGTTATCGTTCTTGTTGTACTCGAACAGCATCAACTGCCCGTTATTACTTCCAGATGCACCATGAGTTCTAGCGTAATATATTTGATCACCAGCCTTGTTGATGTCACCACCGTCGTTCTTGTTTATGAACATGTCACCCACCACGTCGATAGCATCAGCGTTCGTCTTGAAGTGAGTGAAATACCCCCTCCCGGCCGGGTCCAGGTAATTATCCGTTGTACCCGTGAACGCTATAACACCCTCCGAGTGAAAGCTCGTGTCGTTTGCGTCAAAAGACCTCGTCTTGAAAGACTTCAAGTAAGCCTTCGAGAAACTGGTGTTAGGTAACGACATGGAAAGCTCGTGAGAGGTCCAGTACGTTTTCACGCCAGAAACCGGGTCCATGTAGGAGTTAACGAACTTGACCTTGTCCTTGTACACGTAACACTCCACCATCATGTCGTACTCTACCTTTTTCGAGTCCTCGTCATCAAGCTCGGACGTAGAGGTAGAATAAGGACTGATGGCTGACGTCTCACGGGTATCGTAAATGTAGCGAGCGGCGAACAACGGGTTGATGTTACGCATCTCCCCCAGCTCCGATTTCTCGGCTATCTCCACGTCAACGGAGAGAGGTGGACGTTTAACCAGCTTCATCGCCGTCCAGTCATAAAACTTGAAGTACCCTCTCGTCTTGCTGGTGTCTATCTCCACCGGCTCGTTGGTCATCCAGTCGTGGAACACCATGATGTCGTTAAGCATGGCGAACCCGCTCACCCTCGTTTGAAGGTTGAAGGGGGTGACAAGGTCCTGCGTGAGTACCTCCGGGGTGGAATCGTAAACGAAGGTGGTGGGCAGCATCTTCATCGCCCTCGCCTCCATCTTCTCCATGTCCACCTTGTAGATCGTTCCACCGTCATACGAGTCTCCCTTCTTCGGGGGGATGTCGAAACGGAACCTCTTGATAACAACGCACATGTAATGATTGGTCTTCGGTGCCAGTTGAAGCCCGAGGAAACCGTACACGTAGGCTTGATCCTTGTCGTACTCGGTGGACGTCCAGTAGTAATTTCCTGATCCTTCCTGTTCTTCCGTGAGCGGTACGGGTGTTGACAAGGCACGGGCGGAACGGGTGAGGGGGGCGTCTTCCTGAACCTCCACGGCGGTACCCACCCCTATGTACTGGTTGTTGAACGTGATGATGTCTTCCTCCCTCTCGGAGATAAGGAACTTCCATGTTTCCTCGATGTTGTCTATCACGTCCTTGATCTCTTCCTTGGAGGGGACGTACCACCCGAACCCTTGATTGTAAGCTTGCGTGAACACCGATTGATCGTCCTTCTTGTTGTGAAGGAAACATATCGTGTTTCGTAGACCGTCTTCCTCCCGCAAGGTGGATAGCTGGTCAACGAGGACGTGACTTCCCTTCCCGGTAACGGAATCGTATTCCAGTATAGAAAAACCGCCTTGCTTGAGGGCGGTGAACAGGTATATCTTGTTGTTGTACTCGTACATGCCGGCGGTAACCGATCCAGCCGTGAACAGTGGCTCGTCGATGACCACCCTCGTCCCGTCCATGCTCTCGATAACACCGGAGTTCTCGTTATCGGTGTCTATCACACGGACGTTTCGAGCCTCACGGTATTGCCCCTTCGGCATGTAGCGGGGGTCGATGTCCATGTTCATCTTTCCCCCCGAGAAATCTTGTATTACCTTCATAGCGCTCTCAATAATGCTTGAATAATTTCCTCTCTCTTGAAGTTCATTTCAAACTTGGCGTCCTTGTAACGACGGTTCTTCTCTGCCTTCGCCCGTATCTTCTCGTTCATCGGCACGTTACGCCTTCTCTCGATGATCCGCCAGTATATGTCAGCTTCCAGGTACTTCTGCAAGTACGGGTGAACGTTGATCTTCGTGATGTCCGTCAGGTCAACGTTGGACACGTAACATATAAGGATGCGGTCGTAACCCTCCGGCACGTCGTCGAAGGTGAGGGTGTTATCCCTGTAATCGAACTGGTAACCGTTCTTGCTAACGAGGAAAGAGTTGTGACGACACGGCAGCATGCACTCGGCTGACTTCATCCCGTTGAGGTCAACTCCCTTCACGATCTCGTAGTCGTTGTTGTCGATCATCGTTTCCTCCTCGTTCGTCAGGATGTTCTGGGCGGCGTACACGTCATCGTTCTTGAGCATGTACGAGTACCACGTGTTGATGTTATCGTTGTAGAGGGCGGGAATCTTGTACCCGTCGTGCAGGAAGTAGATGGCTATGTAGTCGATGAAGTCGTTAGGCATCCTGAACTTGCCCACGGCGTTCATCTCCCCCTCCGCCTCCTTGTATTGCTTGTCACCCACGTATCGCAGTTCCTCGACCGCTCTCTGGGCGTGTTTTATGACCAGTTCCCTGCTGACACCGTGAACGTAACTGTCCGGGTCAGTGGCGTCTATCAACACCGAGTCGATAATGTCTGTTAGTTTTACGTTCATATGGCGTTATCTTTTTGAAATTCGTTAGCTTGATCCTGTGCCATCACCTGTATCACTTCCGCCTCCCTCAAGTGGACGCCGAAGCATAACGCTATCTCGACAACCAGCACGTTGAAGAAATGTTCTGATAACGTGAAGTCTTGATAACTCTTGACGGAAGGGTTGAACACCGGCTTGCCCTCGATGACCACGTAAGTCCACCGGGGTCTCGGCGGTATCTTGTAATAATGCACCTCTATCGAGGGGTTGTCAGGCAACACCTGTATCCCGTCCTCCGTGATGGCGTAATTCGGGTAAGTCTCCGATGGCCTGTTGTACTTCGAGTTCCCTATCATCCTTAGCCGTGCCACGTCTATCATGGTGGCCTCTTTCCCCTCCCTGTACACGGCGTTTAACTTCTCGGTAGGGGGGAAAGGGAAGAAGGGGTCATCATCCCCCTTCTTCAAATCTGTCACCACGGCGAGCTTGTACAAGGCGTTTTCAAGAATGTCCCTCGGGATCGCCGAGTAGCCTTGCTTGTCCCTGTTATACTTCATCCTCAACCTGTTAGGTATCTCTGAATATATCTTGGACTGGGCCAGCCCGCAAACGGAGTTAAACTCGTCGGGAGTTATGACCCCGTACCCGTTCTTGTTAAGTAGCACGTTGACTACCTTGTACACCTCGTCTATCATTGTCTAGGAGTTTAGCTTGGTTAAAATCTTGTCGTAAGCCACGCCACCTTCCTCGCTTGTCATCGCCCACTCGGCGAACTCGGAGATGACGTTAAGACCCGGGGCGCAAGTGTAGATAACACCCCCCGATGCCCAGCTTAGTTCAGTCTTTCTCGAGTTCAACTTCAAGATGTTCAAGCGTATGCCCGATTGAATCTTGAACTTGATCGTGTTTCTCTTGTCACCGAACATCTCGATGATCTCCCGTGGGGGAGTCCCGGTCTCCATCTTGCCAAGGATACCGGCACGAAGGATGGTGGGGTTCATCTCGGTGGTGATTCCCTTCAAGGTGGCGTAAACGGCCTGCAACACCTCGAAGTCTGATGTCTTGCAAAGTTCAACCACGGTAGCCATGTCAGTCCACGTGCTTTCCTCGATGGCCGCTTCAGCCTCAAGGTCTTCAAGGTAGAACACCTTGTCTTTCCCGAAGAACGGGTGCAACATGAGGAACATCTGTAAACCTCTATCTTCCGGGTAAATGGTCCACCGGTCACCGGGGAAGTCCACACGTCTAAGCTCTACTGGCCCGTCGATGTTCTGGTCGTTCTCGATGGCGGTGGGGGATACCGGGGTGTAACGGAGGTTGAACACGTAAGTCTCGCCGTTCTTGCCGGTGTACACGTGACGTGTCTTCGGTCTTAACGAGTGATTGTTACGGGTACCCGTGAGGAGGAACGTCAAGGGTTTTTTACCCAACCCCCTCTTCTCTAGCTCGGCGATCATCTGTTCTTTCGCCTCTTCTTCCGTGATTCTCTTTGTTTCTTTAGTACTTGCCATATTCGATTAGAGGCACTCACGCTTTCACGTGTTGACGCTTCACGGGAACGCTACTTTTTAGGTCAATCTCTTGACGGTCATCCATAGTTGGAACCTCCACGTCCGAACCCCGTTGTGCCAACGGTTTCTTGTTAATTAAATTCAGATTCAAATAAAAAAAAGGGGGAGGGGTTATTATTCCCTTCCCCCGAGGTTTAATATTTAAGGTCAATTAAGCCTATGCTGATACACCTTCGAAGATCGCCCATTTCTTCAACCCAACGCAGCGCAATCCCCATTCAGACAACCAGTCGATACCGAAAACGTCCCAGGTGTTGGTAGCGTCCGGCACGTTCTGTGAACCGTGGAACGTGGTTACAAGCTCACGGCTGTATCCCGGCATACCCTTGTACAACTTGGTCAAGTACGGGGCGTTGATCGTGCTGTTCTGCCCGCTCAAGTCACCGTTGTAACCGGTGGTGATAGAAGCACGTCCAAGCGGTACCATGATACCGTGGATTTGGTTCTCGGCTGCGAAGTTATCCGGGTTCAAAACGGTCGGGTCTTTCAACAGTTTCCAGGTGGTCTTGTAGAACTCGTACCCACCCATCTTGAAGGCGTCGAAACCGAAGTCAAGCATCCGTTGCTTGTTATCGAAGTAACCCCATGTAGCGGAACCGGCCCCACCAACTTTAGCGAGCCAGTTGTCGATGGACAACGATGCCTCGGTAGACAAGTACAACAAGTTGTAAGTCTCGCCGTTAACCTTGTCAAGACGTTTGATGATTGACTCGATGTCGGCAGTACCGGCGATGTTTCCCTCGAAGCTGTTACCACCGTTTCTGATCTGGTCGAACACTCCCTCGATACCACGGAACCCTGCGGTCTTGGCATCAGAAGCGTCAACGGCTTTCTTCCCAACGAACGCTTGAATCTCCATTTGATCCAGCATTCTCTCTCTAGCCTCCTCGATCTCTGCACTCGTCCAGAATGCGTTTCCATCCGGGGTTTTCAACCACGTTGCGTCGCACATGTCGGAACCGTTGATCTCGAACATGTCCTTACCGATGATAAGGGACGTGCTACCGATTTCAACCTCACGAGTCAAGGCACGGGTCATACCCGGTGTTCCCTTCTGGAACTCGTAACCGGCAGCCATGATGGTCAACCCGGTAGTTCCAACGGTCCAGTCGGCACCGTCATAGGTTTTAGCGGTGAACTTGCCAGCGTCATAATCGTCCGGCACGCAGATACCGTAGTTCACTTTCTTGCCGGCCTTGTCGATAACCATGAAGTTCTCGTTCGGGCGGATGGTGTGAGCGGCGATCGTGAACACGTCACCTGCACGGGTCACTCCTTCCAGCAATTTACGTCTACGTCCGGTCATCCCGAAGAACTGGGTGTCGGCGGAGATCATCTCCTTTTGAGCGTATTTATCAAGGAACCCACGGATCGTTTGATTACCGTACTGGTCGATGATTCTGTCCTTCAATGAAGGGTAAAACTTGGTAGTGAAGTCATATAGACTCATGTAGTTACCGGAGATCGGTTGAACTTTAATGTTCGGATCAAGGTAAAAATCTGATGTAACACTTGTAAGCATAATATTCTATCTTATAAAGTTCTTGTCTTTGAGGAACCTCAGGAACTCGTCCTCCGACGGACCCTTGGCATCTCCCGGCTTGGGGGCGTCAGTGGTGGCGTTAGACTTTTTCCTCATTTCCTCTTCAACAGTATTCGCTTTCACCGCCTTTGCGTGTTCTTCCAGTATCTTCGGCAATTCCATCCCGGCGGTGATCACTCTTACCAGGTTGCCGTAATTGAAGGTACCGTCCTCGTTCTTGAACGTTCCCAGCAGCGAGTCGATCCCGTCGAACACTTTATCGTATCTCGACTTGTCACGAATCTCGTAACTGAAACCGTCAATCTCGATCTTATCAAGACTTGACAAGGCTCCTTTCGCCCCCTTCACCCATTCTTCTTTTCCCTTGTCAACGTTATCCTCCACACGCTTGAGAGGAGTCTTGTATTGCTCTTTCTGGGCGTTGAAATACTTTCTAGCTTCCTCGGCCTTGGTCTTCAAGCTAACCAGCTTTGACCTGTTCTTGCGGTCAATTGCCTTTCTCTCGTCATCTAGCATGTCCTCGGTCACCTCCTCGGTCTGGAAGTAGTCTTCATACATGACTTCAATATCCTCCTTGTCTAGTGACGGGTATTGAGTCTTGAGGTACTCCTTGACAACTTTCTCGTTAGGCTCGTTGTCCCAGTCTTTCTGTACCTTGAAGTAATCGTCCACTCCCCTCCCGGTTTCCCGGACGAACTTGTCGATGTTAGCCACGTCAGGACTGGCGTAATCAACGGGTTTCTCAACCTCTTTTTCCACCTCTCGAACCTCTACCAGATCATCCCACGTCTTCACTTCCTTACCTACCTTACCGGCCAGGTATCCCAGTATTTTCTCTTCCGGTACCTTCGAGAAATCTATTTCCTGATCATCGACCTTGTTGACATCCTCCACCTTGTCGGGGGTGGGGGCGTCTGCCTTGTCTTCAACTTTCGGTTCCGGTGCAGGTTCTCCCTCCTTGACGGCAGGGACCTGTTCTCCCGGCTTGAAAGTTATATCCTTCAGTATTTCATCCAATTTTGCCATTCGATTTAATTTAAATTGTTACACAAATATATAGATAAAATCTATAATAACAAAACGTTAAAAGATTTTCTACGTCTCTTTTATCTTGATTCCATGTACTTTAAGCATCAGCTTGCGCTTTATCTTGTAAACGTCAGTGCGGAACCCCTTGGTGTCCTCCACCACGGTTTCCCCCGTCTCGACGTCGGTGTACACGAAATCTGCCACGTACTTGCAGGCAAGCTCCACGCAGTGCCTGTTTTTACCCTCCCCCTCGAACTGTGCCGGGATCAACGTGTACGTTACTTGTTCTTGCAAGTCCTTTATCTTGCCGGCCTTCTCCAGTAGCTTGAGGGTGGCGGCACGGGCGGCCTCCTTCTTCGAGGCGTGACCACCCGACTTGACGTTCCCGTATTTAGACTTCCCTCTCATCCCCTCGCCCTCCTGTCTCCTTCAGTGCCGTTCTTCCTGCCTCGATTGGCGGAAGATGACGTGTACCTTCTCGTGGCGTGATCGTAGTCCTTTCCGGCACGAGACGCCTTCCCGTGTTTCTTGTCATGTTCACGGTTACGCTGGCTAAGCTCGGCCCGCTTCTTCCTTTGCTCCGGGCGACGGTTAACCTCCGTGTCCGTTTTCTTTTTTTTCTCTCTAGCTTCCGGGTGATCCCGGTAATACTTGGCGGACCTAGATAGTTCCGACCTGTTCTTCTTCGGTGGTGCCATTCGTGTAGTTTTGAGTTTGGTTAACTTCTTCCATCGGTGGAATCTCGACGGGTGGGGCGGCTTGAACGTCCTGCATGGCGTTCATGCTCTCGAACGGGATCGTTGGTCCTCCCCTCTGTCTCTGGTTGATCATGGCGCTTTGCTGTTGCGCTTGCTTGTAGGTGCGGGCGTCCTTGGCCTGTTCCTTGTACTGGTTCGACTCGGCCGTGACACGTGCCTGCAAGCCTAGCTCCTGCATCCGCAACTGGTGTTTAACACGTTCCAGTATGATCTCTCCCTCCACCTTCTTCTCGTTTATCTGTATCTCCGATTGTGTCTTGAACTGCAACTCCTGACCCTTGGCCTGAATCTCCATCATCAGGGATTGCTGTTTCTGCTGCTCGACGGCAACCTGCGCCTGCGCCTGCATCTGGGTCTTCATCGCCTCCACCTCCTTCTGTTTCTGGAACGCCTCGTCCTGACGTTTCTTCATGATGACCTTCAAGTACTTGGACGCCATCTTGATGTTGTCGATAGACAGGATGTCCATCCTATCGGCGAGGGTGATCTGCCCGGCCTGAACGGCGGCGAGTATCACCTGATCCAGTTTAGCCTTTTCCTCGGCGTCGGGTGCTACTTCAACGATCACGTCCAGATTGTACTTGTACAGGGTCTTGTAGTCGTCGATAACGTCATCTTCCAGCAAGTAAGACATCACGTCATCGGAGAACGATTCCTTGTACATCGACATCTGTTGCGCCCTGTTAAGGCTAACCTCCCCCGTTCCCTTCTTTATGGACATCAGTCCCTCGAAGATGTGCTTGGTGGCGGTGTTACTCATGTTAAGGGCCATCTGTTGCGTCCCGACTAGCGCCCCGTTAAGCGGTGCCGAACCGTCACGTACCCTGTTAACGCCGGTAACCTCGTAGCACATGTTCATGTTCTGGTTATAGGCGTTGATAAGTTGCACGAGCTTCTGCCCGTCAGACGTCGGTATGTTACGAAGGATGTTACCCTGCAATATTTGATCGTCGTCGTAAGCCGTTCCCTTGTACAGCAAGGCTCCCGTCTGGTACATCATGTCCAGAACGTCGGAGGGGGTGAGCTTGGCGCCGGTGCCGATGTCTATATTCATCAGGGCGTCAACGTTGATCTCGAACATATCAGGTTTCATCTTGGAGATCAAGTGTCTAAGTTTCAACACGATAAGGTGTATATCCTCGGCGTAAGACTTCAAGTTCTCGACGATCGATGGTACCGTAAGCTCGTAGATGATGTACGGTGCCATCACGGTGTTGGCGTTGTTAACCGGCCGGATCATGTCACGCATGAGATGGTAGTTGAACACGAGGTTCATGCCTAGCACGTAGTAACCCTCGAACCACACGTCGTACTTCCCTTTTATCATGCGGGAAGAGGATTCTTTCGGTAGAACGTAGTCCTTGTCCTTGGGGATAAGGTTGTTCCGTTTCCTCTTGTACACCTCGTCCATCGTGGTCTTGAAGGTGAAGTACATTACCGTGAACAGGTCATCATCGTTAGCCACCTCGTCCGGCTTGAACCGTTTATCGCTCACCCCCCTCGCCAGAGCCTGGTACGATACCTCTCCACCGCTCATCCTCACGATTTGCCCGGCGGTCATCTCCATCATCTCGGCGAAGTAGTAACACCCCTTCTTGTCACGGGTGTACAACGGGTCGTACGAGTACAACAGGTTCTTGCAATCAACCCTTCTCATGACCACGCCGTAGTTTGGATCGGACTCCACCCGTATGGCGGCGATGCCGTTGGTAACGAGGTCTTCCGCCACCCTGTTCTGTATCTCACGGAAGTAGTTAAGGTCGAACACCCTGTTAATGATGATCTCCGACGCTATCTCCTTCTTCTGCCTGTACTCTAGCTGCATGTGAAGGTCTAGCTCCTCTTTAGAATCAGGCACGTAATCAGGCACGAAGTTGATACCGGTGGCTATCGTCATCTCCTGCGTGAAGTCTTTAGTTAGCATCTCGGTTTCCAGCCTCTTGCGGTACTTGTTACGTTCCTCCCTTGACATGATGTCAACACCCTTGGTCTTGATCTTGAACATGTCGGCGGGGAAGGAGTCCTTCACCACGTTAACGAACTTTGGAACCACGGACGTGAACTCCCAGTTAAGTGACAGGTAAGCCTGGTCCTTCGGGATGTTAAGCATGTTCTTGAACCTGTCGATGTCCACCTCGTTATTACGAAGCGCCTCCAGTTCCTCGAACTTCTTCTTCCGGCTGGTGTAATCGTTCCCCGTGATCCACTCGAACTCGATGTACCGGGCGTACTCTAGCCCGTACGATTTGCTTTCCTTCTCCTCGTTGGAAGCATCCCTGTTCGGGATCGTGACGTTTCTTCTTTGTCTATCCATTTTTTAACTTTCCATAAGTTCCAACATTCTCGTATATCCTGAACATGGGTCGTGTTGCCACCGGCTCCTCTGCCTCCCTCTGGCGTCTCTTCTTGCGAGTGTTACCTATGAGGGCGTAGGCTGACGATATGGAGGCGTCACGCTTGGTCCTGTTCTTGTCATCGAAAGCCAGCCAGTCTTCCAGCGTGGCGTTAAAATACATTTCAGAGCTGCCGACGTTATTCTCCACGAAGGATTCTATGGCGGCGTTTATCATCTGCGAGACGTTCTCGGACGTGGAAGGCATACCCCCCCTCACCCTCTCGTCTTCTGACAGCTTGTCCTTTTCCTTGTCGGTTCTAGTCATGGAGAACTTGCGATACCCACGACGGTACATCTCGTCTATGAGGTTATTCACGTTGTTCTCTATGAGGGCCGGCATCCCGTAGAACACCATCGCCTTGATGGCGTCATCGAAGAATATCTCCTTCGAGTCCGGCCTGTTTATGTATTCAAGGAAGAAGTTGAAATTGGGGGCTCCGGAAGAGTTCATGCCGGAGAAGCCGTGGATCGAACCCTTCGACCCCTTCCCGTCCACGGTCTTGTTAACACGGTACGGGTCTATACCGAAGTTACCGATATGCCTGTTAAGGGGCAGCCACAAGCCGTTCTCTAGCTTCACGTTATTTTTAAGACCCTCGTCAGGTATCCAGCTAACCAGGAACCTGCCGTCCGGCTTGTCGATGAAGATAACGTGTCCACTATCGACAACCCCCTGGTACCACTCGAAGTTGCCACGCCTGAGTTGAGTACCGTCGAGGCTATCGTTATACTTTATCTGCGCCAGTATGTTAGCCTGGTTGAACATGCACATGTTAATCGCCAGCTTGAACCCGTCTTCCTCCGTGCGGGGGTTCTTCCGGTGTTCTTCCAGCAACTGCTTCGGGTTATCCTTCAAGGCCTCGTCCACGTTACTCAAGTACGTCTTGACACCTATCGCCATGTTCTCCCCGTCCATCGTCTTCACCGGTTTAGGGGGGTCCTCGACGATCATGTTACCGTACCTGTCTATAAACCCCTCGTAATGCTCGAAACAGCTTATGAATATCTTGTACAGGTTGGTCACCGTCTGCCCGTTACCGTCTCTCTTGCGGGGGTCGGAATTGTAGTAAAGATACTTGTACCTGTCCCCCGCCAGGGCGTCCGGGTCGTTGGCATCCTTCCCTGTCACGAACTCCACGGTGGAGATCAGTATGGCCTTGCCGGTGATACGCCTACCCTTCGTGAGACATTTTCTCACCATCGTGAAATGGGTAAGCGTGTTACCGTTCTGTTTCTTCCACTTGCTGAACTCGTCACCGAAGTAGAACAGCAACGCCTCGCCGTCGTAACTTGACTCGTTGGTGGGGCGGAAGTTTATACGGGTATTCAAGGCCACGTCTATCACCTCCTTCTCCTGCCCCGCCTTCTTTAGCTTGTTACCCGGCTGGGCGAACTCTAGCTCGGACTTCGACTTCTCGTCCATGCACATGGGCTTGAAGTAGAAGGGGAGGTGGGAGAACATGGTGGTCAACCTCACGAAGTTTGACTTGGCGTCGGTATCCGTCTTGGATGTCATCCCCGTTAGCTTGTTCCTTTGCTCTATCGTCTTGCAGAGTATGAACGCCATGATACAGTCCGTGGCACCGAAACGACGAATCTTTTCCAGCACGATACCGAGGCACCGGTTATCCCTGTACATCGCCTCGAGAAACAGGAACAACTTCCTCTGGGCGGCGGAGTAATAGTAATACCCCCCGTCCGCTCCCGTGTAGCAATGGGTCATCATGAACCAGTGGGCGCCGGTTATGTACGTCGCCACCCCGTTGTTCATGAACCAGTACCCGTTCCGTTTCTTCATGTACTCGGAATCTATGTAATCCTCGTGACGCTTGGCGGTACGAACAGTGAGGTCCTTCGGGGGTGCCTGCCTGCGCCAGAACTGGTCTTGCTTGAACCGCTTTCCCCAGTCAATCTCCGCCTTGATAGGTTTCTTGGGGAGGGCGATACGGATGTCGTTTATCTCTATTATCTCCCCCACCGTGCCTTCCGGGTCTATCACCACGGCGTCGATCTCGGGGCGGTAACCGGAGTGATCCTTCATCCTGGCGAACTTGTCGGCGTACTTCTCGGCGTAACCACCCTTGTAGTCATTCTCTTCCAGCATGATGTCTTCCTCTTCCAGCTTGCTCTTCACGTCATGCACGATGTCCTCGATCTCCATGACGTCGTTGAAAGCCACCAGCTTGGTGTCTATCATGGTGGATATGCTATCGGCGTCGTTACCTATCACGTCAGAGTCCATGACGACGTCTTCCAGCCCGGAGTAGAGGGATTCCACCACCCCCTGGCTGGCGTCTACTATCTTGTCTAGCGTGGCACGAACCCACTTCTCCTGTTTCCTGTCGTGATTGAGGATGGAACCAAGCATGTTCTTGCAGCTAGTTATCGCTTTCTTCTTTAACTTTATGGCGTTCTTGACGGTGGTTTCCTTCTCCATTACGGCCGTGTCGATGTCCGCCGTGATAACCTTCATCAGTTCTCCCACGGCGATCTTGCACGATTGTATGAATCTATCGTCACTCATCCTCAAGCTCTCCTATTATCCACGGCGTTTTCATCCTGTACAGCACACGATCGTCTATCTTGAACTCGTACTCGGAATCGAGGTTAAACACGACGGGCGTCCCGTCATCTATTCCCTGCTCCCGTAACGACTCGTTGGAGTACGTCATGATACCGTGTTGTTTCTTGTATTTCTCGGGGTTGGCTATCTCGAAACTCCCCTCCCTCACCTTGTCGTTGAGGACGGGTTCGACGTAGCACCACGGGTCAACGGCGATATGATCGTCACCACGCTTCACGAGGTACACGAACTCCACGGGGATAACGAACATGTCATCGAACAGCTCGTTACTACTACCCACCTTGTTGTCGGTGTACTCCACGCTCCGGCGGCGTACCATGTTGTGGTGGAAGTAAGCGATGTCACCCGGCTTTATCCTCGGGTCCGATGACGTGACCACCTCCCCGTGCCTCACCACGTAGGTCATGTCATCCATCGTGTTGTTCACGTAAAATTTAGTGCCACCGGGGGCGGTTATCGTCGTCTCGTACGTCTCGGGGACGTGAACGATCACCCCGTTAATCCCTTTCAAGTTCCTTTTCATAATCGCTCACGTCAATGGTTAAACTCCCGTCATCGTGACGGTATATCTCCTTCCACACCACGGCCTCGTTGCCGTCTTTCTCCCGGACGTGTATCGTTATCTTGTCACGGTTTTTAAGGCGTTCCTTCTTGATCGAGTGTATGATCATGCTGGTCAAACCCCCACCCCGTGACGTGAACGACAGGGATTGTCCCACCCGGAAACATAACTTCCTGCCGTTATCCATGTAGCTAAATTCTCTTAAATCCATATTCAAATAATCATTTAGATATTAATATTCCACCCGCTAATCCTGCCAATCCCCACACCCACCATTTCTCGTACCACCTGTCCCTCTCCTTGATGACGAGGGGTTGAATGGCGGTGGTGGTAACGTACGGGTTCTCGTTAACCACCCTCACGATGTACTCGGCGCTACCCATGAACTTCTTCCTCTTCCCGGAAACGAGGTACTGGGAGGCGTACACCTCGAAGTCGTCGAAGTGGATGCCGTCCTCCATCACCGTGCCGGAGATATACCTGTACCTGTTCCTGTCGTGGAAGGGGATGTAAACGTTCCGGTACACGGTATCGAACTTTATAGTACCGGTATCCCTGTACACGGTGTTCACCTTGACGATGAACCCCGGTTTCATCCCCTTGATCAACTGTTTAAGGGAATCGTTCTCTTCTAGCACCTTGCTGGAAACAGATAACATGGATAGCTTCTCCGCCACCTCCCGGTTGTACTTGTCCTTGTAAAACCTGATGGTGTCTTCCATCGCCCGGGCGTTATACACCTCTCCCCCCACCTCCCTGTTCCGGTTCACGGAGTTCGAGATGATGAACACCACCAGCACGGTGGCTATCCACGCTATCGCTATCTTCCAGTTATTCTTCATCTACTTCATCTATCACGCAGATTATTTCCTTGTCGTGTATGGCGACGAACTCGTCATCACCTAGAAAGAACGGTGTACCGGAATGGGAGGGGTGAATCACGGTATCTCCCACCTTCACGTCGTTTCTACCGGCGTTCATGGCGACAACATCGCTCTTCCGTGTTAGCTCGTTTCTCGTCTCCGGGATGAATATACTCCCCACCTTTCGCGTCTCTTGCTCGGTCTTCTTGATGATCACGTAATCGTTGATCGGCCTGATTCTTTTCATTTCAATTCAATTTTAATTTTTACTATTCTGTTTATCAATCAATTTAAGTATAAGCTCGTACTTGTCCTTGTCGGACTGCCTCCAATCCTCGATGTTCTTTCGCAGGGCGTCCATCTCTAGCTTTATGGTTCTCTCGAGACTCTTGAACTCGGCGTTATGCACGTCCCTCAAGTTAACTATCTCCTTTCTTATCTCGTCATCCTTGAAGTCCACGTACTCCTTGGTCGGCTTGTTGAAACTCGTCGCCATAGCCGTTGTTACCACGAGTGCTACCGCCCCCATCACCGCCTTGGCAACGTTACTTGTCACGTTGTCTATCCAGTTGCTCATTGTCCGAGAATAGTTTAGTTATGGCCTTCGCCATGATTAATAACGCCCCTATGATGAAGTTAAGCCATATTTTCCAGTTGTCAGAGAACGGTGAAGTAGCTATCAACCCCTGCCACATGGGGAGGGTGTAGACGCACATGTCGCCTATCCTCTTTATCTTCCACGGGGTCGGTTTCTTCCAGTTCTTGACGCTAGCTTGCATGACTAACTCCTTTCTTCTATAATTTCCCAGAACACTTCATCACCATCCTTTAGGAATTTCTCGACTAGAGCCTGTATGTCCCTGTCGGCACGTCCCTGTATCGTTCTCTCGCCGGTACGGTTATAAGCGACTAGAGGGCATCCATCGGTATCATCCACCGTGTTACCACCGTGAACCCTTATGCCGGAGAACTTCATCCCGTTAACGTCAACGGTTTGACCCGGCGTGTTGTACAACAAGATCATGTTCCTCTCGTACTTCGGGCTGTAAGTGATAGCGACGTTATACTTGTGGGCGGGGATGGCCGTCTTCCCTGGTATCTTGGTCTCCCTCACGGCGTCTTCAAGAACCCAGCAAAAGTCCTCTCCTTCAATCTCGATCCTGCCTACCGTGGCATCGTCGAAGAACTCTTTTCTTATATGTTTAATCACGTGTTCCATGTTACCACAAATATACGAATTAAATTGTTCCGTAGTATCTAAAAAAGGCCCCGAAAGGTCTAGTTCTCAAGTAATCCAGGCACTTACGTACAATATTACACTTGTACGTATTGACGCTTCACCGGAACGCTACTTTTTAGGTCAATCTCTTGACGGTCATCCATAGTTGGAACCTCCA